TATAAAGAAGTTATGTCGTTCTATTATAGACACGGCAAAGATAAGAGTATGGCTACCGAATACATAAAACAAAAATTATTGGAGCATGGCACAGACTAAATACACTTGTAAGGATTGCTTCTTCTTCAAGAATGGAGCTTGTAACCACCCTAATGAGATTAGGTTTACTTCTGAGGAGAATCCATCTTGCACAGATTTCGAGTATAAGGAAATAAAAGTTGAACTTTAAAATATTGTTATCATGGCATTACCATTTGGAAAGACTATCAAGACAAGACACTTCACCGTGCTGAAGTTCAGCAAGAGCTTGTCTAAGAAAGAAGTTGCTTCACTCAGAGAGGATATCCCTGCTGATATCAAGAAGCATTTACAGAGAGGCTCGCTTCCTTTCATCAAGATTGCGGACATTGCCGGTACATGGGGTATTGAATACTCTATCGGTACATCAATGTACGCTGCGCTCGATGAATGTGTTCCTGTGGCTGTAGGAGACCATTATGAGTTCTCCAATGATGATGGAAACATCATCGAGGCATTTGCCCAGCTTATGTATGCGGATACATCGTTGCCTGGCGATGCAGAATACATGGCAGGTAAGTTGAAACTCCGTGACGAATACATTTCTCGTGAGGCTGCAAGAAGAAACGCTGCTGCCGACGAGGGTAAGACAGAAGAGCAGCTTCGCAAGGAGAGCGATGAGGCCGTACAGGAAGTCATCGACCGCGATAAGCACGCCGAGACTATTCTTAAGATGGCAGAGCAGATTAAGAAGGAAGGAGGCAAGGATGAGTGATAAATTGCTTGAGGTCGTTCAAGACCATACTTCTCTAGTACAGGCACTCCAGTTCGTTTTAGAGGCCGCAGAGACGAAGAAACTGCCATCATACGGCATTCTTCCTACGTTTAACGACCCTCTTCTTAATGATCAGGTCATAACTGCGCTTGAGCTCATCACTGGAGAGAAGTATCCTGATTGAATTTATATTTTTCTTCTACTTCATTATATATAAAAAAAGTAAGGGCGGCATCTGTGAAGACACCGCCCTTTGTTAACCAATTTTAGAATTATGCTCAGCAGAAAGAACCTGTGAACATTAATCTGCTGCAAAGATACTTGGTTTTGCTGAAATTCGAGTAAAACAAAGTTACTTTAACACGAATTTAACTATTTCTTCTTCTTTTGGAAGTCTGCCTGACCGTTTTTGAACAAGATGCACTCACTACAGGTTCTTGGTAGAGACAGAGGCAAGTAATAGTGTATCACGCTTGACTCCGTATCAATCTCATCCTGCTTAATCTTAGAATAGTCTGCTATCATGGCTGTCGTCTTTTGCCACTCTGGAGAGCCAAATTTCTGCTTGCGCTGAGCGATAACGAGATTTCTCAGAATCTCTTCCTTTGAGGTAGCCTTGATGAGTTCCTCTTGAGTGAGTTCGTCGCTATTCTCGTTCTTCGCTTTCTTGCCCTGCACCTCTGCGATTCTCTTCTGAACAGACTCTAAAGACTCTAGCTTGTTCATCTCCCGTTCCAGAACGTCTTTTGTCCAGTTGAATCCTTCTCCCTGGAAGGAAATCGCCCAACAATCCCTCATTGGCATACCTGAGCCACGGAGACTTGCATAGATGTAATAGCGAGGGTCTTTCATACCGAGAGCCTTCGCCTTTTTGTACGTATCGACGGATAACGTGTATCCTTTTGCTTCTTCAATCATAATCTTATTTCTTTTTATTATCCTTGAATGCAAATATTGTTACACATTGACAATTAGGGTGATACGGAGGGTATGGGTCTTTGAAAGAATGAAGGCCTGCGTCAGCTTCGCTTTGGCAAAGCTCGCAGTAATAGCTACTTCCTCTCTTGACGTAAAACCCGATAGCTTTGTTCTCCTGCCCATATTCCTGCTCTGCCTGTCCCCACGCTAAAGCAATCACCTGAGAAGCGTTTCTTACGATATTCTGATAGGCGTTCTTGTAGTAGCCCTTTCCGTAAGAAGGAACATCGATGTTGATATCCTTTCTCTTCGCTTTGGTGATAACTGATGTGTGATATGGGTCCTTGTAGCCGGTTCGGATGGAAGATAGGAGCTGCTGGTCTGAATATCCCATAAGAGTACCCGCCTTGATCATCCTTACAATATCTTCAGCAAAGTTTCCGAGATAGACGGCGTTTCTTTCGGATGTCGTCTTTCCGTAGATGTCGCTGACGAGAAATGATTCTATATTCTCGCTGTCAATCCCGAGAATCTTGCACGAAGCCTTGGAGTAAGCAGAGATGTAGCTATTGATACTCTCCTCTGCATCAGCAGTAACATTCTTGGCGTAAGAGAGCAGGGCTGACTCGTTTGTGAGCCTGCCCGCACCTCTGTATCGCTTACTTGCGGCAATTATTTTCTGTGTCGATTTCCAGAGAATATCTGCAACATGGTCCTCGCAGTTTCGGATTGCCTGCAAGCGCTTCCTGCTGTAATCGACAGAACGTTTTAACTCATCCATAAGCTATTAATGAGTTTGATTGTATTTTTTCCAATTATTCTCTTGAGGCTTGTTTCCCCATTTATCGGTGTTCTTACCCTCACTAGGTCTTCCTGCCTTCCTGCCATTACCGGTACGAACGTTACCATTGTCTCCGTTCTGAATCCTCGCAGTAGCTTCCTGCTCCTCGATGGCATTCTCTGTCTCATTATCCGCACGCTGAATATCCATGAGTAGGTCCTGCTGATCCTCTTCCTTCTTTTCTCGTAAGATACGCTCCCACTCGGCATTCTTAGGAAAATCAGGACAACGCTCCGATGCAGTCTGCTTCGATAGGAATCCGTTCTGAACGGCAGTTGCAAGATTTGTAAGAAGTTCTGTTTTATTCTGATGAGTATAAGGCTCTATCCAAGCATTGATGTCGAGACCAACAATAGAAGCCGTCGCATTGTTTTCGTGGCCGATTCCAAACTTGGCAATTTCTACCAGCTTATCAAGGAATGGCTGCAACTTCTGGGAATCATTCATAGCTACCTCCAATGCAGGAGAATAAAGAAGCTTGATAGCTACACCAGGGAGGTCTCCTGACTTCAGCTCAGGAGGCTTTACGGTAAATGACAGCTCATAGATGAGGTCATACGACTTGTTGAGCTGGGTCGCAAAAGCTTCTGATGCATCGGTTCCATTGAGGAATCCTGCATCGTTATCCTTGCTGTTCATAGCGATAACCTTTGCAGCTCCAGTCATATCGTCGCCAGAAATGGTAATCTCCTCACCGTCACCCTTTACGTAGAATACAGGAAAAGCATACGCTTTGTTATTCTCGCATAGGTACGAGAATGCCTCCTCGTAATCTTCGATGTTCTTCTGAACATTGGACCAGCATGGTCCCTCATCATTTCTGATGTATGCAACCGGAATTGAATTGAAGTGATGTTCTTTCTTTTCGGCAAGAGCATATCCGTTCATTCCGAACAATCCCTTAATGAGGTTCGCTGCCTTCTTAGTTACGCTCTTTTTACCAACATCATTTCTGAACCTATAATAATAGGTATCATCCCAGACCTCAACCCACTCAATCTGAGCGTTTCCGTCTTCATCCAAGTCGTAATACTTACGGGCGAATACAGAGAGTTCTCCTGTTATTGAATCGTAATGCGGGTAGAGATAGTCTCCATTCTTGAATGACAGGACCTTAACTCCGAACTTTCCTTTATCGATATAGCCGACTGCGGCGGTTTCTGCAACGATCATGTAAGAGCTTACCGCTTCAAAGAACGCAATCTCCATATTGTGCATAAGCCATCCCTTCTTGAAGACATTGAGGTTCTTCTGGGATTCCTCTTCCTCTTCAAGCTCATCTGTGCTGTCTGCAAGCTCGAACTGAATATCGTTTCCGGTTAGGTGCAAGGTGTGTTTTGTTGCGATAACCTGTTGGAAAGCAAATGCGCATCTTGTAATAGGCTGCAAGTAATAATGATTGCCGGTAGAAGGATCTTTCGGGTCCCAATCAGGATTCTCCTTGATTATATCCGGATACGCATTCTTGTCCCAGATTCTGTGTCCGCTTGTGAAGTACTCACGAAGGAAGTCGGACTGGGTTTTTACTCTCCATACACAAGGGTCGTAAGGCATATTCTGCATACTCCTATCACCAACCTTGTCGGAGAAAGTGCCATGACTCATGTATCCGTCAGGCTTAAGCTCGTAGAATGGCTTCTTTACGAGTATTTCTCTAAAATTTAAATTCTCCATAATCCTTTTACCTTTTTATATTTCTTTTTTGTTAAACTGAATATCATTACGTAGAACCAAGACTCAAAGAAGTCAGGCGAGTGCCCGACATATTTCTTGGCAATCTTCTTAGGTAATAGCTTGAATCCCCTATCGTCGCTGTTCTCGTCGCGCCGAAGCATCTTTCTCTCCTTCTGAAGAATCTGTCTGAGAGAGACCTTGTCGAATCCGTTTCCAGAATACTTTCTTTCGAGTAGGGACGAGTCGATGGAAATCTGCTTCTCCTTTATCATCTTATAGAATAACCACGCACACTGAGACTTCAAATCCTTATATAGGTATTTGATTCCTTCTTCTTCCTGATGATTCTGAGGTATAGGCGCTGCCTGGTTGTTAAATGGGACGGCATCCTTGAAGAATCCCTTGAAGTACTGACCTATGCCCTGCATATCGTAAGTGAAGTTACATTCCTCAACGCCCCACTCTCTCAGCTTAGCCTCAACTACAGAAACAAGTGTCTTAGGGTCCAGCCTCAGAACAACCAAGTCTTTGCAGTGCCATCCTTCCCAGAGCCACATCACGAAGTTGTCGCCGCCCGTGAATGCAACATCGGCAGAAGCTCTGCGCTTTCCGTCTCCTGTCTGTTCGGAGTTATCGAATATTTCTTCAAGGTCTTCCATTTTGATCATGTCATCGCCGGCAGCTTTCCAGTTCCAGTTGGCTTCGAGGTCTCGCATACGCTGTTCCTCGTCCTGCTGTGCAAGGTTGGCGATATACGAAGCATCGGTGGAGATGAGCTTGATGTTCTCTGATACATCGGCGCGGATGAATGTTGCCGACTTGATGAACATTTCGAGCTTTGTGTATCCAAGCTCCTCGTAGCTGTCCTTCCAAAGACTATCGATGATGCCCTTGCACTGCTCGTAAACCTCTTCTCTTGTGTCGCCCCAGTAGATTGAGTCCGGCGTATCTCCATCCATAAAGCAGTATCGGATAACTCCGTCTCGCTCCGGTATGATGTAACCATTCTCGTCAACCCACCAGTCGATGAACTTTCGTACCCATGATTCCGGGTCAGGGTTACATGTAATCCAGAAGCGGTTACGGATATGTGCTGCATTTCGGTTGTTGGTCAAGAGATACTTGAACTTCTTATATGGGCACTGAGTACCCTCATCGATGCAGACATACGCATACTGTCGCCCCTGGAATCTTGTCTTGAAATCCTGATAGGCTCCTGCATAGTATGAGAACTTAAGCCACCCTCCGTTATCGAAGTTCCAGGTCATGTCGTTTTGTGACTTATTGTAAGTTCCGAATTGGGAGAACAATTTGTAAGAGTCTGTTACTAAGGATTGTAAGTCATCTTTTTCGTTACGAAGGATAGTTGCATGAAAGTCCGGATTTTTGATATCCTTCAAAACTTCCATAAGAGAAGAGAAGGATTTTGAGCCACCTCGTGAGCCTCCAACTATCTTAATATCAGCATCAATAGATAGCATACGCTCCTGACCGCCACGCTGAGCAATAATCTTCAGCTTGTCGGGATGCTTCTTGTCGGTGTCTCGTAGAGACTGGATATACTCTTGAGTGTAAATCGGCTCTCCGTTATCCAATTTTAATCCTGAATAAATCTCATTTTGCATAAATATACATTTAATACTGCAAAAATATACAATTTTTCTTGGATAATTGCATATTTATTCATATATTTGCAAAATAAAAGGTATATTTATACATTTTTTGAGGTGGAAGAACCGCTTCAGGATAACATTTTTAATCAAAAAACAACATGACAAGAGAAGAACTCTTAGCATTGGTCAACAAGGAACTCGGTAGTACCAAGTTGACAATTAGCGAGAAAACCATCAATGAAGAACTTGATGACGTACTCGAAGATTTTGGTGAAGACGAAGCTGCAAACGCTAAGTTGGTAACCAAGGTTACAAATCGCTTGAAACGCATGGACGGTAATCTCCATTCTGACGTTTCTCAGCAGGTTAAGGAATACAAGAAGAAGGCGAAAGAACGTCAGAAGGCAAAGGAAACTGAGCTTGACGAGGAAGAGCCGGAAAAAGACGAAATTCCTAACGAAGAGGATATGCCTGAGTGGGCAAAAAAGCTCATTGGTGAAGTCAAGAAGGAGCGTGAGGCGCGAGAGCAGAAGGAAGCAGCTGACGCGAAGAAGGCGTTGGTGAACTCCATTAAGGAAGGTCTTAAGGCTAAGTTTGAGAAGGCCAACATTCCTTTGAATTCGTTTTTCGTTAAGACAGCTTTGGATAAGCTTGAGATTCCTGAGGGTGAAGCAGACATTAAGGATCTTGTCGGTAAGGCAGAGGTTCTTTACAATGCTGACCTCAAGGAAGCTGGTATCAATCCAGACACCAAGCCTAGAAGCGGAGGTGGCGGAGCCGGAGGAACCGGAACCGTAGACGAACACGAGTTCGATGACGTTGCAGCTATCAGATCTCGACACAAGCCAAAGGACGAATAACAATTAGTATTCAGGATAACAAAATTATTTATTGATTATGGGAACAGTTTCTCCTTATTACAGTGAAAGGATGAATGGTAGCGGCTTCTTGCCAGGTCGTTCACTCATCCAGGCTCGTGGCGAAATCGGCGGTATCCGCTATGTATTCGTCAAGTTGAATGGCGCCGTAAAGGATGCTTTCCGTACTCCTACAACTGGTGGTAAGCTGCTCAACCCTTTCAAGGGTCCTGCAAAGATTTACGCCGGTGACTTCCTGGAGTATGATCCTGGCATCTATGGCAACGCAGGCGCTACTGTTAAGATTCTTAAGTCTTACCAGTGTGCAAAGAATACCGACGCTGCTGACACAACTCTCCTTATTGTACGTGATGGCTACAAGCACATTCCGTTCATTGGAGACAATATCATGGTAGCTCCTAACGCTCTCGATGGAACAGGCACAGCAGTTACGGTTACTGGTGTTGAGAAGACAACCGAGGCTGGCGCAGACGTATGGAAGCTTACTTTGTCAGCAACACTCGGTATTGTAGCGAAGGATGCGATACTCGTTGAGGCAGCAGCTGCCGGCGACGCCAAGAAGCCTATGGTAACCAACCCTAACGGTTATGCTCAGTGCGACTACGACTTCCTGTTCACTCCTGGTGACGATTTCGAGGATGGTTCTCGCTACTTGCTTACTCCATTCCTTGCTAACGACGACACCGTTATGTACATCGACAGGATGTCTCCAATCCCTCCTGCAATCAAGGCTCTCAACAAGAGTCGCGTTAACGGATGGTTCCATCTCTAATTATTAACCTTAAAGATTGATTCAGGATTATGGCAAAATTTGATTTTAATAATTCGCGACTTGCTAAGTTCTTCGGTTCTCAGGAGAATACGGCATATTTGCAGAGTTTCCTTGATAAAAAGGACATCTTCTTTACTAATTATGGCTGGTACAAGACACAGGGACATAACGCTTCGTTCCTGACATCTACTGACAACTATGGCTTGGCAACATTCAACGTCAAGGCGCGCAAGTTGAAGGCAGCTCCTATGGCTGACCTCCGTGCTCCTCTCGGTGATTCTAACCAGATGGACAAGAACGGACATAAGTGGTACACCGCTTCTATCCCTGACTTCATCACTCCTGGTTATGTTGAGACCGCAGTTGAGCGTTATGCACGCATCAAACAGTTTGAGGAGTTCGGTAACGATGCCGATATCTTGGCAGACTGGTGTGATGAGGTTCAGACCCGTATCGACTCTGTTGATGCGACAATGAACTTTATGACCGCTCAGTTGATGTCTACCGGTAAGATTGACTACTCCGGCATTGGTCGTGGTATCTCCACTCCACTGCACAAGGCTATCGACCCTATCGAGTATGGCGACAACTTCATCAATGGTGGTGCTAAGAAGTGGAATGACCCTGCTGCTACCATCCTTACCTACATGAAGGAGAAGGAGGCTAAGTATCGTGAGACCCGAGGCGGTTTCGACGGCGCTCTGAAGTGGCAGATGACTCGCAATACATTCTACAATGTATTCTTGAAGAACGCAGAGGTTCGCGAGCTTGTTACCAATTACCGCCAGCTGAACTACATTGCCTCTACCAAGACAATGCCTATCAGCAAGGAACAGTTCATCCAGGCATTCGTTGACTTCGAGGGTGTATCTCCTATCGAGATTGTGACCGAGAAGGAGCGCAACCTTACTCATACAACCGATGAGTACAAGCAGGGTTGGTCTGACGACATCGTTGTTCTCCGTCCTGCCGGTGATGCTTGTGAGTTCGAGCGCACAGACAGTCTCGATCGTAAGTTGATTGAGTATGCTGGTAACAAGGCTATCTCTACCGTGTTCGGTACAACTAACGATGGTCTCGGTCTGCTCATGAACTCAGTAGTTCCTAACGGTAAGTACATGGAGTGGCACACAGACATCATGTTCTCTGCTTGCCCAGCTCTCATCGACTTCCCAGACCATTGCATTATGGACATTACCAAGACTGATTAATTTCGGTCTTGGAACTATTAACGTAACTAGATTGTATGACTATGGATTCGGAGATGAACATTTACACTGTGAACGACTACCTTATTAATAAGGTGAAGTTCGAGATGCCGATGAAGGCTCTGTTGGGCATCATGCACGACAGGGAGCTTGAAAATGGCATTGACCTCGAAGCCTGCGACAAGGACAAGGTTAGACTTGCCTATGCCGACATGCTGAAATGGTTTATTCTTGGTCCGAGCAAGGTGAACAACACCTCCGATTCCGATAACGGATGGACTCATTCGGGAGGTGGCTATGACATGTCGGACAACGACAGGAGCGAGATGAAGGCAGAGGCTAACGCTATCTATGCGGAGCTGGAGCCTGATTCGATGCTCAAGAAGAAATCCACCTTCCGGGTGACCTCCCACGGAGTAAAGAGGGCGAATTATTCTCCTTGGGGAGAACCTCTCCCTCACATCATCAAATAAGGCGTATGGAAAAGGAAAACATCAGAAACCCAAGATGTCCTCACATCATCAAGATCGTGAGGAAGGTCGTCGGAAAAGCCGACCCTGATGACCCGTTTGCCGATGATGATGCTCCAGTTGGTGAGGACAAGGAAATCATTCTCTATTATGGCGAAGGCCGCAGCTACACCGATACCACTACAGAGGGAGACAAGAATGTCGACCAGAACAAGAGGAAGGCATCGATTCCGGTCAGATATGACGAATGGGATGCTGACAGATGTCCTCTTGACGGCGACACCATCTACTCCACTGTCGGCAACAACACCGAGGTAGGTATGGTTAAGGACTGCGAGCCGGATAATAACAGGACTGTTGTGTATTGGAATTTGACAAGGGTTTAGATTATGACAAGTTTATCAGGTCAGTTTTTACAGGTCGAGAAGAAAATCCGTCAGATGGCTGTAGCAAAGATGCAGCAGAAGATGGACCATGCGGCTGAAATGACAATGAAGGCTGCCGACAAGTCTCGCAACTATGATGACGTAACCGGTAACTTGTACAAGTCAACCGCCATCGGTACATATTACAACGGCTCATTGCAGTCAATTCATTATGCTCCTGGTCCAGAGCCAACCCGAGTAACCCTTGCTGCTGGAGAGAGATACAACCTCGAAAAGTATTATCGCAGTTCGTTCTCCTTCAAAGACAGCGGACGGAGACCTTTCAAGGGTGAATATGGAGAAGGTGGCGAATATGGTCCGAACGCTGCGTGGGATGAACTTGTTTCAAGGGAACACAACAAAGGAAAGTACGATGCTACATGGCAGATGCTTCTAGTTGCCGGCGTGGATTACGCTAAGTTTGTCGAGGTAAAGAGAGGTCACGACGTAATTACCTCTCTCAGAGAATATTTGGTTAGATACTTTAGATCGATGTAAGATATGGTTAGTATTAAGACTCTATATTTCGATGTCGGTAATGCAATGAAGGGGATTTGCGACAAGCTCTACTCCCGGAGCCGACCAAAAGCAGTTGATACGAAAATCAACAGCTACATCGTGGTATACTTTCCATCTAGTATCTACAATAACGAGATGAACTCAAGTGGAGTTTACAATGATTTCACCACTATAGCTCAAATCGAATTGTATGTGCGCGATAAGAATTCGGCAAGCAACCCGCACACACTTGATGTATCTAGCGTTGACGAGAAAGTCCAGGAGATTATGGACAGATTTCCAATCTCCACAAAAAATCTCATTGTTTCAAATCCTCGTATAACACTACAGACAGACGACGGAGCAGGTTTTTCCGTGACGATCATACAAGGAAGGTTACGTACTAAATAAGTATTCAGGTATAACAATTTAAAATATTTTAGATTATGGCTATGACAACTATTGACAAGATGAAGGACATTTTCAATGGTCCTAAAACTCTGCTCTACTCAAAGGCTATTACCGATTTGAACAAGACTACAGTTGACATTACCCCAGATGTTGAGCTTCCGGTTACCGTTGACTCGCTGAAGGCGACTATGGATGACCCAACCATCAACCACTACAAGGTTATCGGTCTTGCAGGCGACTGGGCAACTACAGCAGAGCTCGGCGACTTCAATGTAGAGTTCGTTGTTCCATCAAAGGCAAAGGACCTGCTGAAAATTATGTTCGGCGAGGATGCAATCACAGAGCTAACCAAGGTTACACTGAAGGGTACAGGTGACGCCACCCTCGACGCTTCTACCGGCTTTACAGGTATCGCTGTTGAGCCTAAGAAGTTCAAGATCAAGGGTACTATCGTTATCGTTGACGATGAGAAGGAAAACCTCATGGTTATCACCAACATCGCTCTCTACGCTACCTTGCAGTGGGATAACTCTGGTACTGAGCCTGTCGCGTTCAAGTTCTCTGGTTCTATCGAGGGTGCAGGTAAGCGTAGCATCGCTTGGCTTACTAATGCTCCAGCTGGTGCGGGATCAGGCATTGGCGGTTAATCAAGAGAAAAAAGCTTCTTTAGGTAATTATATTCAGGATAACAAACCGTAGGGCGGCAGGCTAATCAACAGCCGTGCCGCCCTACTTCATTTAATAGCATACAATCATGGCAGAAGAAAAGAAAATAGAGCAGCCTTCGGTGGATTTGCAGGAGTTGCTAGACAGCGTGCTGCACGACGAGCCTACCGAGTTCGTGTTCAGAGGAAAGAAGCACAAGCTCGGCTGGCTTCGCAAGGGAACCATGAGCAAGTGTTCCCACATCAGGGCAAAGGAGAATAATGAATGGAAACGCAACGTCAAGATTTGTGTCTGCATTCTCCTCAACAACATCTGGAAGATTCGATTCCTGTATTGGATCTACTGGCGCTGGCTCTACTACATCAAGGATGTGGACGTGGCCGAGGTGCTGAGGGTCCTCGATGTTTCTAAAAAAAAAATTCCATCGAACGCATTCTCACTGGCTACCATATTAGCGACCGGGATGACGGACGTGATGATGACGATGACGAGGAGCGAAGCAAAAGCTATCCAAGCAGAACCAGCTGGGGAGCAGCCTTCTCACTAGCGGAGAAGTTCGGTTTCCTCTTTCAGCGCAAGTACTTCATTGCAGCATACGACTACTGGTGGGGCTATTCATCGGCACAGATTGACCTCATGGTTGCAGACCAGCCTCTTGTCGTCTATCCAAAGGCCAAGAAGGAAGGCGGTCCGAAGAAGCACACCAAGAAGGAGATGGATGACCTCTACGACAGGTGGATGGAGAAAAAGAAGAAAGAAGGAAGTCTTGTCGGCGAGAAAATAAATCTTGCTGATTACTTAAACAATAAACTCTAATTTTAAAATATTCAGGATATGGCAGGTGGAAATTTAGGTGACTTGTGGTTTGACTTAAACATTAAAGACAGCAATGTTAGGTCAAAACTGAAAGAAATTTCAGAAGCACTTTCGGAGTTGGATCTAAAAACTGAGTCCGGAAGAAAGTCTGCTGAGAAGTTATTTAAGAACTTTAATAGAGAGAATAGCAAAGAAATCGCTGAGGATTTTAAAAATATAGCGGCTCAAATGGGCATTCAGGCTCAGGAAACTGCAAATCTCAGCAAAAGGCTGAAGGAGTTATCGGAACTAAAAGCAGACATTCTTCGTAGAGACAAGGAACAATCCGAGCACGGTAACTTTGTCGCGATGAAGAATGAAGCGCAGGCTGCCCTTGATTTAACAAATAGATACAATGAACTTGCCAAGTTAAAAGAAGATATCTTAAGACGCGACAAGGAAATGGAGGCTCATGGAGCATTCGTGACGCTTGTTAACGAATCAAAACAGGCGCAGGAGCTTAATGAGCGTTACAGGGAAATGCAGCAACTGAAATCCGCAATTTTGGAACGAGACAGACAGTCAACCGAGCATGGTAACTTTGTCGCGATGAAAAATGAAGCGCAGGCTGCACAAGAGCTAGCTGCCAGGGAAAGAGAACTCTCTGACTTGCGAAATGCTATCGTACGTCGTAATGAGGAAATGATCGCTGCCGAAAATAGATTAAGAGAAGCGACTGAGCGAACTAACCAGGCTAGAAGAGAAGCAATTTCAGTATCTCGAAAACAAGCAGAATCCCTCGTTCGTGATAGAGTTAAGGAACTTGAAGCACAAAGAATGCAACTGCAAGGGTTGTTTGGTAGCGGAAAGAATACATTATCTACAGAAGATTTGGCTCGTATAAGGGCTGCTTTTTCGCAAATAACAAGCGAGCTTAATACTCTTCGAGGAGCTATGGCTAATCTTAGTGGGTATTCTATAAGAGATTTATTCTCAATGGGACGAGGAACAAGCGACTATTCCCCTCTTATTAGAAGTATGGAATCCGCTATTAGCCAAAAACAAAAGGCTGTAGATCTAGAGAGGAAACACCAGCAGGAAATAGCGCAAACAGGCGCAAGGATACAATCCGACTTAGTTCGCGGATTCGAGAAGGCTAATAGTCATGCAGGAAAGCTGAATTCAACCGTGCAGGATTTGAAGTCACTTTTCTTGCAGGGAGGTCTTGTGTTCGGCGCCCAGCAGTTCGCTATGAGCATCATCACAACTGGTGGTGAGATGGAGAAGCAGCATATCGCTCTCCAGTCCATCCTTGGTGATATGCAGAACGCGAACACAATGTTCAATCAGATTAAGGAACTCGCTCTTAATTCGCCATTTACATTCTCTGAATTGAACCGAGATGTTAAGCAGTTGGCTGCGTATGGAGTTGAGTACGACAAGCTCTATGACACAACCAAGAGGCTTTCGGATATGTCTTCCGGTCTTGGTGTTAGCTTTGACCGTATCGCATTGGCATTTGGTCAGGTTCAGGCTCGTGGCTGGCTCGATGGTAAGGAACTCCGCCAGATTGCTTATGCAGGTATTCCTCTGCTTGAAAAGTTATCTGAGTTCTACTCTAAGCAAGAGGGCCGAAATGTCTCTACATCAGAGATTAAGACTCGTATATCAAGCAGAGATGTAAGTTTTGATGATGTGAAGTCTATCTTCTGGCAGATGACTGATGCAGGTGGTCAGTTCTATAATATGCAGCAGGTTCTGAGTGAAACTCTGCTCGGACGCTACAATAAACTGAAGGATGCCTGGGAAATCATGCTTGCCGACTTTGCTAATGGCAAGAATGTTATAGGTGGAACTTTCAAGGGTATTCTTGATGTTGTCACCAATCTCGTGCAGCAGATTCACGTCTTGGGTCCTGCTATGGTTGCGGCATTTGCAGGTCCAGCCCTTATGCGTGGAGTTAAGATCCTGGAAGGCGGCATTGGAAAGAGAATACTGAACTCAAAGGGGAATATTGCGAAAGAAGCAGAACTTAAGCTTTTGCGTGGAGAGAAAATAACTCCTGTGGAGAAACAGATTCTTCAGTACAAAAATCAGATTCGGATTCAGGATATTCAGGCACTCGCGAAGGCGAATGCGATAACAAAAGCCGAGCTCAGGCGATTGTATGTTACCGGTCAGATAACCAAGGAGATGTACAAGCAAGGTATGGCTCTCACCAAACAGGAGGGTCAGGTAAACAGAATCTCCCTTGGTGGAGTTCTGAAGGGATTGGCTAGCCCTAGTAAATGGGGAGCCACAGGAGGCTTGCTTCTCGGAGGATTGAAATCAGGATTCAGTTCTATCATCGGTTTTCTTGGTGGTCTTCCAGGAATAGCTATATCTGCAGGATCTGCAATCTTTGCATACTACTGGGAGAAGCATCAGCAGTTGAAACAGGATATGGAGACTACGGCTGACGAACTGAAAGACAGGTACACTCAGATTGGCGAGTTCCTTCGCGATAACGATGCAGATAAAGCCATTAAGGACGGCGATGAGAAAGAGATAGAAAACCTCATTGACGCATATAAGGAAAAGCTTAAGGAGATTGCTCCAGAAAAGGAGAATGCTTTCACTATGAGCCTTCTTGAAAAGAAATCGAATGAGGACAGACTTAAGTATCTCAAAGAACAGCTCATTCTTCTCAAGCAGGTTGAGGAGAGTACTCAGAAATCTCTTTCGGACGAGGGTACATACAAGGGATTCGACGAGAAACTGTCTTCTGCAAAGGAGATAGCAGAAGCATACTCTTCAGCATCCGCAAAGGCGAATATGATTAATGCCACCCAATCCGACTTCGCTAGCTTCAACTCCTGGGAGGAAAAGTATAAGGATGAGGTGAAAGCCATGCGCGATTATCTCATTGATGAGCTTGGAGATATTAGCAACAGCCCGAAGTTGCAGGGTAAGGCTAACCAGATTCTTTCGTCATTCTTTGCAAAGCAGGGATGGAACCAGGATGTTTCTGATCAGTTCCGTGCTGACGTTCTTAATGCGATGGGTGTTGAAACTGGCTTCTACGAGAACAAATTCAAGGATGCTCTCGATAACGCAGTAAACACTTCGTTTCCCTGGATTGGTGACAAGATTCGCAACAACCAGGAATTGACAGATGCAGAGAAGGTACAGGTTTCAAACATGATGAAGGATGCTTCGGCTCAGGTTCAGAAAGACTATCCTTTTGCATCAGACGCATTGAAGCGAATGCTTGCGGCTGATAGATTCGAGGCTGTCATTCATCTCGTATTCAGGAACGATGACTCGGATCTCACTCAGCAGCTCGAAAAGAATCTCAAGGGTAGTGGTTACGACTACCATGAGAAGAACAAGTACGTCAAGAGTTGGGGAAAGGATGCCGGAGACGACTACGATAAAGCAAAGAGCAACGCAGAGTCGGATATTACTGCTGCAGAAAAGGAACTCAACACCAGAAAGGAGATGCTTGCGCTGGGCAAACTTTCTCTCGATAAGTTTACACAGAAGCAGAAGGAGTACGAACTTAAGATGCAGGCTTATCATGATAACTGGGGCGAATGGTTTACTGGTGACGACAAGAAGAAAAACAAGAAAACCGGTGGCCGTAGGTCAACAGGTGCGCAGACAGATAAGGCTCTTGAAGATTTGAGGAAGCGTATCGACTTATACAAGAAGATGTATGCTGAAATCAAGAAGTTTAAGGAGCTTTATGGAGAAGGTGCTCTTGGTCAGCTTGCTAATGACGGAGAGTTTGAGACTATATTCAATGATAAAAAGAGATTCCCTATCTCCGACTACACCAATTATGAGACCTCTATTAAAGAACTCTTGAAGACTCTCCCGGCATCAACAAGGGAGAGACTGGACTATGCTGCAAACGAGAAGGCTGGCATTCAAACTGAAAACCGAAAACTTCTCGAAGACCAGCGCAGAGACGAACTGAATGTACTCAATAAGCAACTTGATACTATATCTGAGCAGTATGAGACATACAAGAAGATATATGAGCTGACAGGAAACAAGAAGGGTTCAGAAAACATAGCTTTCGGAGGAACTGTCCAGTTTGATACATACAAGAGGTTCCTGGAGGAGCAGCTCGATATTGCGGTAAAGCACGACAACGTTCAGTCCGGCCTTAACTTGACTACGGACGAGGTTAAGGGAATGAGTCTTGAAAATGTCAAGGATAAATATGGCGATGAGACTCGTGTTTACGATATCCGCAAGAAACTGGAAGACGAGAACAACAAGATCAAGAAGGAGACCATCGACCTGATGACTAGTCTTATTGAAAAGAATGCAACCATCGCCCAACAGATTGAGGATGAAAACCGTAAATACGAGAGACAGCTTGAACTCATCAAGGGCATCGAAGACCCACAGATGAGAGACAGAGCCAAGGCCGGAGCCACAAAGACTCACGATGAGAATGTGGCAAAGCTTCAGTTCGAGCAGTTCAAACAGGAATCTGATTGGGTTGCCATCTTTGATGACCTTGACAGGGTGTCTTCCGCTACGATAGACTCAATGATTGAGAAGATTGACCAGTTCTCAATGACTACCGGTTTGCCTGTAGAATCTATCAAACAGTTGAGGGATGCCTTGGATAAGCTCAGAAATGAGCAGATCAGCAGGAATCCGTTCCCTAGCGTATTCGGAGGGGTTAAGCGCGGTAATGCCATCGGAAGATTCATAAATGAGCGTCTTGGCGGTATGGACGATACTGCGAAGATATTCATCAGCAAGGAGGATGCTTCGAGACTTGGAATAGCTGGCGGCGTAAGAACCAAGGCGAGTCTGAAGAATGATCAGCAGTCAGCATACGCAGACTCGTCTAAGGCCTTCTCTGAACTTGCGACGAAGATGCAGGCGCTCAGCACGGTTCTTGACCCGGTAATCAATCTATTCAAGGCTATGGGCGAGGAGGATTCAATCCTTGGTCAAATTGTAGGTGGAGCATCAGGCGCATTCTCTTCGGCAGCAAATACAGCCTGGGCTTTTGATACCCTCGGCAAAATGGAGGATCTCGGGTTCCTCAAAGGTGCTGGTCCATACGCAGCAGCCGCTTCCGCAGCGTTGAGCATTGGCGGCTCGCTCATCAAGGCGTTCGGTGCAGACTACAGCAGCTACAACAAGGCGAAGGCTGAGTACGACAACCTGACCTCAATTTGGGATTCTCTCATCTCCAAGAAGACTGAGTACATGAACATCCATTGGGGTACAGAGGCTACAGAGGCATCAAAGGAAGCTCAGGAAATGCTTAAGGCTGAGATTGAGCAGACCAAGGTTATCGCCCAGAAGAGGCTCAATTCTGGTGCTTCTGTCGGATCTCATTCTATTTGGTATCGAATGTGGAAGGGTTCGTACAAGTACAATGGTCAGAATTGGCGTGATGTAGCAGGAGAAATTTCTTCAAAGTACGGAGTTCAGTTCAATGGAATGGGGGATATGCTCAATATGGACGCCGATACTCTTTCAAAGATAAAAAAGGATTATACCGGTCTTTGGGCTAGTATGGACTCTGAGTTCAGGGGTTACCTGGAAAAGCTCATTCAGTACGGAGAGAAGGCTGATGATATGATTGAGGCTCTTACAGAGAAGCTTACCGGCAACAAGTTCTCCGACCTAGTGTCTTCTTGGGGAGATGCTATGGCTACGATGGCAAACACGTCAGACAATCTCGTTGACCATTTCGAGGAAAATCTGAAGAAGACCATCTTGAACTCAATGATTGAGGATTTGTACGGAGACCAGATAAAGGCTATATTGGCGAAGGCAAAGAAGTTCGGAGATTCAAAGGAGTCTGAAGACTGGTATGTGGATGGAAAATATATGGGACCATACACACCCCAGGAAAATGCAGAGATTAAATCGGATGTAGAGAAAGTTGCAGAACAAGTCGAAGCAACTAGGGACTTTTTTAAGAATGAGTATGGCTGGTCCGACAACAGCAGCTCTTCATCAAGGAACTCGGTCAAGAGTATCACTGAAGAGACTGGTGACCTTATCGCCAGTTACCTCAATGAAATCAGGGCTGATTGTGCAGTAATGAGAGCCGAGCAGGCAAAGTACTATCCGGAGATGAGTGAGATTGCGAAGTCACAACTGACGCAGCTCAATGTGATTGCTCAGAATACTCTTCGCAATGCTGATGCAGCCGAGAGGATTGAACGCATATTCGTGGAGTACAACGACAACTTCAATAGAGTTCTTAACGGAACAAAATCATTGAAGATGAAGTAATAATCGGGGGGGGCGCGGATCTATATTCGTGCCCCTTGTATATTTATGCATTTTTAATTGAATATTTCTTGCATATTTATTCTATTTTTCGTATATTTGCAATTATAAAAAGTTGATTTAAGGTATGAAAGATTATTTCAGGATATACATGCAGAAGGAAGGCGATGGGAACGAGGTGAAGGACTCCATCGCCGACTTCGGTATGTACGTTAGCGAGAGTCCGTTCAAGTCTTGTGATTCTGTCAAGGAACCACCGAAAAGGGAGTGGCACGATGAGCATGGTGATGACGAATATATCGGCAAGGATGGACTCTACATGGCGGCATACGAGAATAAGGTCAAGTTCCTGTTCAAGGGCGAGGCTTTCGGCGCTAACGAGAAATGTAAGGCTTTTATTGATTACATCCGCAAGTCAGGCATGATGAAGATGTATTGCGACTTCAATAGAATCGGAAGACAGCATGTAAGACTTAAGGATATTGATCCAAACCTATATAGGGATCCGGATAACGAGGACTTGCTTATTCTCTCTATTACTTTTAAGATTAACGACCCTGTTACTGATATTAAGCCGATTAAGGATACACAGGGCAATATTTCAAATTTAGTATAGCATACAGATGAGCGCTTGGAATATTTATCATAAGGATGGCTCGAAGCTGACAGACGTTAACGAAGAGCAGATAACCGTTCATGGATTGGAATACTCCGATTCTTGGATGGGTGAGTGCTTCGTGACTATCAATTTCAAGCATGAAGTGCCTATCAACTTCCAGATAGGCGACTATATTGTCTATCGTGGCGAGCGATTCGAGCTCAACTACGAGCCTGGCAAAGATAAGCAGGCAAGACCTGACACCTACGGTGAGGGCTTCGTGTATGACAGCGTAAAGTTCAACGCATTGCAGGACGAGCTTGCCAGGGCTGAGTTCCTTGATGTGGTATTGAATGATAATGAACTTCACTACACTGCCCTACCGAAATTCCCATTCTATGTACAGACTTTGGATGATCTACTAGACAGGATCCAGGCGAACCTCGATGAGCAGATTGGCGCAGGTCTTTGGAAGATTTACTCTAGAAACATGGAACGTTCCGTGCAGCGTGGATGCCTCGCGAGCGACTGGCTGTCAATGTACGGCGAAGGAACAAGAGATAACGTCATCGAATCGATGTCTATCACAGTGGATTCACAGACCTGTTGGCAGGCCCTTGCGCTTGTGAACGAGAAGTGGGACATAAACTTCATAGTCAGAGGAAGAAACATCTATGTCGGTACTACCGGAATACAGGCAAACCATATCTTTAAGTACGGACTCGGCAATGGACTCTATGAGATTGTTCAGAACGCTGATTCCGACCAGAGTGTCGTTACAAGACTAAGAGCCTATGGTTCCGAGAAGAACCTTCCTTCTCATTACTATGCGGACCTCGGTGTCAAGTACGTGGCGAATATCACGAAAGTGGTTACAGCTAGCACAAATGTTGAGCTTGAACTGGATATCGATTATATCGAGACGTATTTCAAGAATCCGAGAAAGTATATTGTTTCTGGAGAAACTGGCGAGCAGTCTTCCGGTTGGGTACTTAAGGTTACATTTGATTTCAAGACTGAGATTACCGGTTATGTCACAAAGAAATACAATACCAATAAGTGTATATTCTATTCGGAATACAGGGGAACGCAGGTAGATAGCGGTGATGAAGAGTCAAGGGAAAACCTTAACACTTTCATCGCTCAGGTTAAGGCAGGAAACACGAAGATGTATATCACATCGGGCCTCAACAAGAAAAATGTTCCTTCGTCCATGAAGGAATATGCAGAGAATCTACCGAACAATATGTCAATCAACAGGCTTATGCTGCCTGGATTTCCACATGTATCGCTGAGTGACTTCTATGATTCGCTCACGGATGAAGAGAAGAAGTACGTGAATCCTACCGGGAGACAGCATAAATTCTCCACAGATCCGCACAGGCCATACATCGATTCTATCAACATCGAGCAGATTGGTCTTCGTTCGGCATCGCAGTTCTTTGAAACAGATGATAAGACGAATGGAGTCGTAGAAATCTACCCTACCATCGAAGAAATGGTTATCGGTGGTGTGCGTGTGGATGAGATTGACAAGGGTGTCGCTCCTGATGATGACGGCCGATATGATGGCGACCCTGGTCCGAATAATGTTGATATTTATCTCAGCAAAGCTGTTGATTTCGATATAAAAGATTTAGCGGACGACGATTTCTCAATCTCCATGAAAGATGGTATGTGTGGTGGTCGAACGTTCAAGGTAGCATCCTCAACCAAGGTCGATGGGAGATGGAGGCTCACTATCGAGCGAATCAAGGACGACGCTCTTGAGCTTTGGTTTCCATACAAGGACTACCCTATCAAGAAAGGAGACCATTTCGTTCTTACCGGCATCACACTTCCTGATTCGTATGTCAATGCTGCATCTCTGAAGCTTCTCAAATACGCCATAGCATTCATTGACAAGAATGACTATACAAGGTACGTCTATCAGCCGAAGGTAGATGAGATTTTCATGGCAAGGCAGCACGACCAAGCGCAGGCAGACGATACCGGAGTTATCAAGAGCCTCCACGATACGCTTAAGGCCGGCGACCTGATGAACTTCAATGATACAGACCTCAATATCGAAGGAATCATCTCTATCGACCAGCTCACGATCAAGGAAGAAGATGGCAAGATTCCTACCTACGACATAACTCTCCGCGAGGATAAGGAGGTTGGAACTATCCAAAAGATTCAGCAGCATATTTCGTCGCTTCAAAGCGGAAATGGCGGAACTGGTGCAGGCTTGACAACTACACAGGTTAAGAATCAGGTTGCGACAGAGGGAAGCAAGCACTTCATCTCAAAGATAAACGATGACATCGCAAAAGGTACAGTTACCTGGGAAAAGGTGCAGAAGTTCGTGCAAGGCTTCTTCCTCGGTCACTCAAATGAGTTTAGCATAGACGGAAGTGGTAACGCTATCCTCTCTAGTGTGTTGGTGAATCTCTTGAAATCACTCGACTTTAACGAAGCAGAGCAGAGCGGTTTCGCTATCAAACAGAGAAGTGATGGTAAGTTTCAGATGCTTCTCACGGACTTGATAGTATGGGGAAAGGCATACTTCAATAACTTGACGATTCGTGAGACCACATTCGTAGGCGGTAATCTCGTTTTTTCTCCTTCGGCTGGTAAGATATTCGAGGTAAGAGAGATTTATAACGAGACAACAAATGAACTGACTGGTTGGAAGTGCTACCTTTTAGCAGATGATGGTACGACCGCTACCACGAATATGTTTGAGGTTGATGACCAAGTTCGATGTGAGACCTTTAACATTAAGGCTGGCGTATATGAGAATGTATCGAACAAGTTCTATTGGCGTAAGATTACTGATGTGTCTACGGATAATGAGGAGATAAGGGATGCAAACAACAATATCCTCTATGACGGAAAGAAATTCTCATGGATAGTTATCTCTGCTACTGATAAAGCAGAAGGTAGCGATAACCCTGCTGCTGGAGACACTATTGTTCTCATGGGTAATAGAACGAACACCGACCGAATGAGTTTCGTTATCAAAGAAACCTATGGTGACAACGCTCCTAGAGAAGTAGGCTATACCAACGTACACAGCTATACACTCGGTGATAACAATTTAGTCTACGAGATAAGCCCGAAGAAGGTGCGGTTCTATACTAAGTACTACGAGCAAGTTAACGTAGACGGAAGTATTGTTAAGACCATAAACTATCGTGGCGATTGGAAACAAGGCGATACCTACACGTACTACGACCAAGTGACACACAACGGAACAACTTGGTTATGTGTTGCACCAGAAGGAACAAATGTAACGAGTGAACCTGCAAGGGGTAATGATTTCTGGAAGGCGCAGAATGCCATTCTTGATGCTACACTCAATATCACGCAGAGCACAGGAGAATGGGTAGACAAGGGAGAGACAAACCATGTAGAATGTTCCGTGATACGTGGTTTTGAGGATATAACAGCCCAAGTTACATCGTGGAACATCGTGCGTGATAGTGGTGATGCTGTCAATGATGCGGCTTGGCAGAATAAAGATAAGGTCAAGAACTTTGATGGAACGATAGATATTGCGTGGACGGATGATGAAGATGACATCGGTGATTCCAATAGCTGTATCTTCACCATCACTGCTTTTTGGGGTAATAAAGTTGAACTAGCAAAAGGAACAATAAGCGTATGATGTATGTAATATTAGACAAGGTGCAGGCTTTGGGTCTCGGATTCAACCTGCACACCCACATCACTGCTCACGGCAAGATGATACTCAATGAGAAGGAAATCCTGATGAGCAACAATATTCAAGGTGATACCTTGGATGAGCGTGTTAAGAATATCGGTGGCAAGGCTATGACCGATCAAGAGTTGGAACAATTTAAAAATACGGAGGAATAAAGATGGCAGAAACTAATTACTCAGCACAAGGTTGTATACCTGTACGAAGAGTTCGTAACAACGATTCTTTGTCAATCTCAATAGAGAGTACACAGCCTCTATTTCAAGGCGTGGATGCCAACAGTGACAACGCTATACCCTTCCCTAACTGGGAAACTGATGATGCGGCTCGACCTATCCTTACTCCTGTGGTTAAGAGTGCGAAAGGCAATATTGTATTTCTCAGCAACCATCATTGGAAGTATGGTGATACGTTGCTTGTGTTTACCGATAGTAAAAGTGGAACGTTTTGGCTCACTAGTGATGGCAAGTTCGGTATGGATGAATACGGAAGATTGAAGATATTTAAGAACCTTGCATCTGGCAGCTCTTTAAGCTCAGATACTCTTACGTATAGCGGTACAGCAATCGGTGATAGCGGTACACAGGATATTAGCGGCTTCGTTACAATTCTCATACAACCTATGGGCAATAACTCATTCATGGGATGGATAACCGCCAACCGCTCGATACTGACAGATGTTCAGAATGAGGACACAGCTACACTCTCAGCAAGGTTGTGGCTATCCACAACGGAACTTACCGACTTCTCAGTTAAGTGGAAGAACTCGGCAGGTAAAGTACTTGGAAGTGATAAGACCCTCACGGTTACTCGTGATATGGTGAACGGTTCTACCCTCATTACTTGCGAGTTCTATCACAAGAATGTTCAGAATTCTTGTTTCAGAGCTGGTAAGGTGATGACCGATAACGCAGACGAATACGTAATTGTAGGTGAAGTTTCAAATCTCGTAGGCGATAAGGCTGCAACGATTACAGGGCATATCAAGAATACAAGAACAAATACTATCGTAACGCCTATAGGTGTTGCTTGGAACGCTAAAGCCTACAAGGACAACAACGAGCTTATCAAGGAATTAAGCTCTAACGTTATCACAATCGCAAAATCTGAGAGTGATTATGGCGGCACAGAGCATGATGCTTATGTTCTGTTTACGGCAACTTGGTAAAATAGGAGGATTGAACTATGGCAACAAACAACGCAGTAAGAATAAGAAGGTCTTTCGCACCGCTCAATACGGCAAAATCAATCGTATGTGTGTCGGGCGACTCTCCTACCACGCAGGTGTATAACGTGGCTAACAGCAGCTACGAGCCTAACCGAGCCAACACACCTTGTATTCTGCACCCAGACATCACAGCTTACGCAAGCGATGGAACGTGGAAGTATCAGCAAGCAAATGCGGTACTTGCCAACATGGTGTGGCTTGTCAACGGCGAGGATATAAGCAATGTATGGGCTGCATCGGATTACTCAATTAATCAGGATGGTGCTACACGTGGAGACCTTACCATATTCCGTAATGTAGCAGTAACAGAACGATTTGCTCTGAGGTTCAAGGCTGACATCGTTGACTATCGAACCAAAATCAATGTTCCTATCCTTACAGATGAGGTAATTCTGAACACGGTTGCAAAGAGCGATGATGCCTATTCAATGGCTATTGATGATGATGAGACTATCATCTACAACCCAATGACAGACAGACTGCTTCTGTACGACTACAAGGTGGCTCATGGAATGATAGCGGCATCTGATGCTGTAAGGAACGCTTGCATTGACGAAAAGGCTTATCTGAGAAAGATTCCTCTCCACATCTACAAGGGAGCAAAGAGTATTACTTCTGGCTACACTATCAAGCTCTACAAGATGAGCGGTTCTTCGATGACACAGATAAGCGTAGGAATGAATGAGGTGGTAGCAATTAGTAATAACTATATCACGCTCGACCTAAGACTTATTGATTCGGCATCATACGTTATCAAGGCTTATGTAGGCGATACGGAAGTATGTAACAAGCAAATATCTGTCTCCCGAACCTATCCGAAGTATAGCGTATCGGCAGGACAGAACGTAGACATATCTCCTGGAGTTGACAACCGACAGCAGATTGCTCTTGTTAATTCAGAGGGTAACATCGTGGAACGCCCTGCCAACGTCCTCAAACTCAATTGGAGCACTATTGCCGAAAATGGCGGTGCTACAACTACAAGGCAATGGCAAGAGGGCGATACGGCAATCTTCAATATCTCTGATACTGGTTTAGGCGAAACTGCTGATGATGAGTTGGAGATAAGATGCGATGCTGAATACAAGCCAAGCTTCGACTTCTTCTCTGATGGCTCTGAACCTCTCGTTGATGAGAACGGAGAATACTTAATTGGTAACTGATTTAGTAACATAAAAATAGCAAAATATGAAAAATCTTGCAACAGTAGCAGCGGTATCATCAATGGTTAAGGGTGATACCTTATTGATAGAGGTTGGCGGTTCGCTCAGACGTATCAAGCTGTCTGATTTAGCTAACTCTATTCAGACTAACCAACTTGACTTGGCATTGATAGCGTGGGGAACACCTATCAAACAAGATGAAGATAGTCAGAATTGGGGTAGAATAGGCAACCTATCCTTATGGGAAGAGTACAAAAGGTCTATCGGTCGCTATCTTGTGAAGACAGGAGGTGAGAAGATGGCTAAGTTATCCACAATCAATAGTTCGATTTTTGCGGATGGTACGACCGTTGACGAAACGAAAGGTGATGTGTTCGTAGTAGCTCCACGCCTTTATTTTGTCGTTAAGTATGATGCATCAATGGGATGCAATGTTGTATGGCAGTCACAATATCCTATTGGTGGCTATTATATCGAGCATCCGATGATTGGTGCATACATGGGTAGTGTTGCTGGTAATGCTCTTCATTCTCGTAGCGGTAAGAACATTGATACATCAGGAAGCAGAACTATCCGTGATTTCTGGAATCTCGCTAGAAACAATGGTAAGGATTATGGTATCACTTGCTACGAGCATGGTCAATGGGGAATGATGACAAACCTATCCGAGTATGGAAATCCTAACGTACAAGCTAATATCGGAAATGGTGTTGGCGGTGAAGGTGAATGGGCAGACAACTGGGGTGAAGCTTCTCAGTTGAAGACGGGTGCAACAATATCACTTGGAGATAGTTGCGGTAAGATACCTATCACGTTAACTAATGCACCGAATGCTTGTCGTGTATCTCTCTTTGGTGTCGAGGACTGGTACAACTGGCAATGGGAAATGAGACAAGGTATCTATTTCGGAAACGTAAACAACTCAGGACAGACTGGACTAGAGGCGTTTATTTACGAAGGTAATCGACTGCCGACCGATGCAGAGCTTATCAGCCATCCTACGGGAACATATCGCACAATTCAACGATTAGGAAGTTCGGAAACGTGGATAGCAAAGATGGTAATTGGCGAACATTTCGACCTCATACCTTCACAAGGTGGCGGCGGCTCTGGTAGTCGTTGGGGTGACAAGTATTGGTGCTACGACAGCACTAGTAAGCCTGCAGGACAGCTCTGTATCTGGGGTGGCTCTTCCGACTGCCAGTCGCGCAGCGGTCTCGGTTGCGTCTCTTCGTCTTACGCTTTCGATTTCCGCTGGGCGTCTTACGGTGCTCGTCTCGCTTATTATGGCGCATTACCGAAAATCGTAAACGGAGCTGACCTTTAGGGTCAGCAGCACCAAAAAACGCAAGCAAGCTATGGCAAGCAAGGCAATTAAAAACCGAGCGAGCCGTAGCGAGCGAGCATAAGAGTTAAATAATTAAATTATTAACATTCACATAAATTCGCAAACAACTCGCATAAAAGGTGGAACGAAACATAAGCTCTGTATCTGGGGTGGCAATTCCAACAACCAGTCGCGCAGCGGTCTCGGTTGCGTCAATTCGAATAACGCTTTCGATAACCGCTGGACGAATTACGGTGCTCGTCTAACTTATAAAATCAATCAAGGCAGAAAAGTAGTCTCTCCTATAGAGAGAAACCATTTTCGATTGAGTTTCGTGAACCTTGGCGGTCTTTAGTGGACTGCCAAAACATATACGTAGAAAGGTCAGTATTAAATTACAGACAAGCTAGGTGATGTAGCCATGCAGCCAGTATGGAGAAAAGCCTAGGGCGAGGAAAAATAAGCGACTCTTTGAAATAATGACAAAGAAAGCAAGGCATCTTATTGACAAGGTGATAAAGATGGAAACTTTATTGCAAGGTGCGAATGATGCAACAAGTGTGGTAAAAGATAAGGAAGCTTGGTACGTGAAGCAGTTTCTTAAAAATGAGACTGCAAATCTCGAAAAGATTCAAAGTATGATAATTTTGCGAGAATATCCTACGAAGCCTTATCGTCCTAGGGTTCTTCACACAAAGGATAAGGACAGAGTGATATATCCACAACACTTCATGCCTTGGAATATCCTCTATCATGCCATTAAGGTAGTGTTCGAGCCTATAGTTGAGAAGATTCTGATATACGATTCTTCGGCAGGAAGAAAGGGTAAGGGTCAAGTATTCGCAGCTTTGAGAACCCAACAGCTATTGCGTAAGCATCCTAATCTTCATTACGTAGTAAAGCTAGATATAAGGAAGTTCTATCCGTCTTTGCCTCACAAGGTTGTAATGAATGCGTTGAGAAGGTACATTGATGATGACCTATTCTTAGAACTAATAGAGAAGACGGTTTTAGACTATGAAACGGATATTGAGCCTTTGTTGCTGGAAGAAGATGCCAAGAAACGTGCAACGTGTCCTTGGACTTCGAATACTCCACTTGCTTATGTAGGTGAAGAACGGGGTATAACACTAGGTAACTGCATCAATCAGATAATCGGCAATCTCGTACTTTCGGAAGTTGACAGATATGCCAAGCAGAAATTGCACATAGAGTTTTATCATAGGCATTGCGATGATATAGTTGCGATGGTTAGAACCAAGGAAGAAGCCAATGAGTTATTGAGGTGCTTTGATGATATTCTTAGTCGTATGGGAATGGTAGTGAAATGTAGTAGCTATGTTGCACCATTGATGGATGAGAGTAAGCTGATAGATGGTCGCAGCATCGACTTTGTGGGATATGTATTTTCCCGTAAAAACATGAGAATGCGTAAGCGTACCAAACTCAACATGGTGAAAAGCTTTCATGGAGTAAAGAGCCGCAAAAGAAGGAAAGAGTTGTATGCTTCCTATTGGGGAATAGCTAAATGGGGAAAATGTACGAATTTATGGAATACGATATTAAAGGAGAATGACATGAGTTTTAAAGAACATGGAATTACTACAAGTCAAGTAAATGTGGATAAAGATGGTAAGCGTGTCTTTGACGTACAGGAAAAGAAACTTGCAGAGTTGGCACAGACACATGTACCGATAATCATTCACGATTTCGAGGATAATGTGACGATAGCCAATAAGAGTGGTCGCTGTTGGGTGATGTTTTCTTTCAAGGATGATGCTAATAGTGAGAAATATAAGTTCTGTACTACAAGCAAGCGCATCATTGAAAAACTTAATTTGGGAAGGCAACAAAACATCTACCCATTGGAAACTTTCGCATCTATAGTCTTCCTTCGTGGTGGTAACTTTACTTACGACTTGGATTAAACAGAATTGTTAAACATTAAAAATAAAGACAGATATGAAAACATATTTTGATTTGGTTGGCGAAGCTCCAAAGGAGAACGTTTCAGTTATGGTTAGTAGTGATTGGATGCGTGTAACTTACGACTACGTGAAGTCATCTCCTAAGGAAGACGAAGAAGGCAATGTAGTTGTTGGTGATAATGCGTATAGTGCTGAATACATCGAGATTCGTGGCGGCATCCGTAGCTATGATGCAATCGCGTCTGCAATCATCGAAGACAAGTACCCTTCAGACAAGATGGATGCCATTCGTCTTAACTTCGAGTTGGCTCAGAATAGTGCCGTGGCATCAATTTCCTTGGATGATAGCAAGCGTGAGGAGTATATTGCAGAGTATAAGGCGATGCAAGAGTGGCGCATCCACGCAAAGGAAATTGCTAGAAAGGCAGTTGAGATAATTGACGCTAACGTATAAAAAGAAAGGAGGTATACTATGGCTGGACATAGTGCGCAAGGTGTTGTAAAGGTAGGCAGAAAGCCAAAAACAGCTAGTGAGACGGAGATTGTTCGTCTCATTACTGCAACGAACGAGAGTACGCCTATCGGGAACTTTACTCAGTTGGTTAAGGATTTGGCTTCGGCAGGTATTGTTATTGGAACTAACGAGGTTGTTATTAAGGGCGATAAAGTTAAGGTGCTCAACGACAATGACTTGGCGGTGATGTTTGAAGGCGGCAAGCTTAATGCTAAACTCATCAATGCTAAAAATGTTGTAGCAGACGGCATACAGGGCAACACCATTGATGCAAAGAATGCGACAATATCTAATTTAAGAGTCAAGAACGTTCTTTTGTCAGGTTCTATGCGAAATCCATTCGTTCGTATTTATGACAGCTTCGCAAACCCCTATATTGATAATGTAGTTATGCAGAATGAAAATAGCACTTTTCAAGAAATACATAGCTTACCGTGGAATGTAGAACAATCTGGTAGAAAGCTGTGCATAGTAGGTAGTTTGTGGGGTATAAATAAACCAGATACTTTTTGGGGCCCATCAGTAATAGAAGTGCCTAAAGAAGAACAAGGATATGGCTGTCGGTTTTATGAAAACGGAATCGCAAAAACTAAGCTGCATTTTAGCGCAGAAGTCTTAGAACTCATGGCTTATGGAAATGTATCGGCTAAAACAGATGATGATCCGAAATCGAAATATCTATATGGTTGGATTGTCTTAAATCGAATTGATTTAATGACAAACCATCGATACGGCAGACAAAAGAAAGTGCTGGCTTACGGTAAGGTTACAGGTACTACAGGTGGTGTTTCTATACAATATAGAACTTTTGATGGTAGTAAAATGAGTGTAAGTCGTGGTGACAAAGGAATCAATATTCTACATATCCCCAAATGGGCATATGATGAATCAGGTATTTTCGTTACACTTACTAATACGTCGTCTTATGTATCATTGGGAAGTATAAAAGCAACAAGTGATGGCTTTGATATAAACGTATTGGCAAGAGGAACTAACTCTTTCGAAGAAGGCAGTTTCAATTTTGAAATTTCTAATTTCAACGATTTCAATACTTGATAACAGATAAGGCGGTTCACTACATGGTGACCGCCTTATTCTTTTCTCGTCCGTCAGGGAAGTGTGTTGCATCGAATTTTTCCATAGGCTCTGTTATCATGTCAGCGAAAGTGCAATGTTTCTGTTACCATTTTCTTCAATTTTGGTAACAAAAAATCGGTAACAAAACTTTCAGATTATTACTTTTTTATGAAGTTTAACACAAAAATATTCTCATTTTCGTTGATTTTGCGCAAAAAAGTATATCTTTGCACAATAATTTAATTTAATTTAAATCAACCTAAAAAAAAAGAGATTATGACTAAAGAAGACGAAGACAACCTATTAAGGTGGTTGCAAGACAAGGACATCAGTGAGGTGATGGATTTACTGATGAAGCATTGTAACAGATATTCAAGGAGGATTTTGAAGTTCTTCCGATGGTTCTGCAAGTACGTTCCGATTACGCTTATGTTATTCCATGCTTATGGAATGTGGGATTTCTCGCAGCATCCACGAGACATGTTCATTCCATACGCAGAAAATACACCTTGCTATCTCTACATATATTTTATGGTGTACGTTCTGCCAATGGTTCTTATACTGGCGAGCAGATTTTTCTTTCTGTGCTGGCGGTATCGTATTCCCTTCTTTTATTTCTTCGGTGTGAATGCGTCTCACATCGTGGAATGGAGTTGGTATACAACTAAAGATATGGTAGATTCTTGTTTTACCCTAATGATATTAACAGCAATGTTTTATATATACGGATTTTTTTGATATGTTTATTAATCGAACTAAGTTAGGACGTAAAATCTGTGCATAATATGGGAAAGATATTGAATTATAAGATACTCGGTACTGCTTTGAAGTCGCTGAGTGACGCTTGCTTTAAGGCAGACGAGCAACAGCGAAATGGTGAGAAAATCACCGCCTGCGGTATGAGTGATGATGACCTAGATAGATTGTGTGACATCATCCCCGATATGCTAAACCCGATGCTATCTACCGAGGAAGTCAAGGAGAAGCTTCACGTTTCTGATGCTACATTGAATCGTATGGTCGCTAGGGGTGATATTCCTAATGGTGAGTGCAAGAAGCGAGGACACACTAGGTATTGGAAGAAGTGGGATATACTGCACTTCATTAAGAGTAAGAGAGGTAAGTGATTGCCTCTCTTTTTGTTATTTATGATATTACCTCATATCACCTTAAACTACTGATAATCAACCACTAAAAGAAAGTGTGATAGAGTTATATTTGCTCTACCCTATTCTTTGTACCTTTGCATCCGTAACGTTACAATAGTGTTAGTTAATTATTAAGGATAACTTAAAAAGATTGTATCATGGAAATGACAGATGCAAAGGTCGTAGAGAAGAAAATCTACGAAGAGGGAAAGAAGCACGATGATTATGCTTCTAAGGCAACAGGTAATGCTGGTCTTACCCTTGGTATCATCGGCACAGCACTCGGTGCTGGTGCTTGGTTGCTTGGCGGTAACAACCGCAGTGTGTTTGGTTCACTCGGTTGCAGCAATATGCCTGAGAACGTGAACATCAACGCCTATGGGGCTAACGCAAGTTCAAATCAGCCAACTGCCTTGCAGGTAATGGAGAAGGAATGCGATGATGAGGTGAAGTTGCTTACCTACATGTTCGGTATGAAGCTCGACACCGCTAACAAGTTCTACGCTATGCGAGAGACAGACATCGCTGAGAAGTTCTCTATGTATAAGGGTGCTAACGATGCTATCAACGCCGAGAACCGCCGTGCAATGCAGGCTGAGTTCGGTCTTTACAAGTCTCAGGTTGATGCTGATTTCGGCTTGTACAAGAATCAGAGAGACCAGTACGATGCGTTGCAAGCAAAGTATAATGACCTCGACAAGAAGGTAGCCGTGATGGAAGCCCTCACTCCTTACAAGGAGAAGCTTATGATGGCTTACGTTAACGAGAAGACCTGCAATTGCTTGCGTGGTCAGTTGGTACTCCCATCTACGCCAGTAATTTCTGGTTACGGCAGCTACGGATGTAACTGCACTGCTCCTTCCACTCCCACTACAGGAGCGTAACAGAGCAGTAAGGAAGTCGGTTAGACGGACTAAGAAAAAATGAGTTGGTGAGGGGTGTTTGCCCTCGTTGGTGGATGCCCTCTCACCTCTCTATAATATATCACCAACTTAAAGATATTGATTATGATGAATTTTGGAAACAGCCCATTATTGGATATGGGTACAAGTCAGCAGCAGCCGCAGATGATGGATGCCGAGCTACAGAAGATGTATGAGGCAATACAACAGAAGCGAGCATCTATCAACATGCAGGCGCAGCAGTCTTCCACCCCTTTATGGGATGAAATCGACAAGATTGAAGACAATCTTACAGGCGCACAACGTCAGTACTTGATGCAGAATCAGGAATACGTCAATAGCTTGCAATATGTGTCTAAGCTAGTGCAAGACGAGGAATTGCGCATCATACGCCCTCGTATCGAAAGCACTCAGCAAGGACAGGAGGCATTAAAGAAACATTTGTCTTTGATGCAACGACTGAGAAAAGAAGTAGCACAGGCGGAAGAGCAGAAAACCGCTATACTTAACGACTATATGACAAATCATAGTGATAAAACGTGGCAAGAGTATCTCGCTATGGTTCAAGGGACAAAGAAGGGAGGAACTAAGAAATGAACGTAACAGAATTGAAAGAGAAACTGCTTACATCGCTTGACTTGTGGGCAGATGCTAGAATAGACGATATGGTTAAGGCTAACCAGATGCTCGCCATACCATCAGTGTACATGAAACGTGCGGCGCACAACATCATCGCCAAGCACAAAGATAGTTGGGGCAAGAGCATTGACAACGCTACCCTATTCATCGCCGATGAAGACGGCAACATAGATGCCAACACGATATTTGAAGATATGATGCAGATGCTAAAATCCGTGGAAGATTACAAATTCGATGTAGGTTTTATACACGGACATATCGACAAAGGAGTTGTGTCTATTGACCTGCCAGATGGAATTGCTACTGCTATCCTCTTTGGAAGCAAGCGAAGCATCAACTTCACAGAGGAGGACTTTGTAGAGTTGAAAGATTTGATAATAGGTTAAAAAATATACAAGATATGGAAACAAAAGACATTATGAGTAAATTTGATGAGTTGTACGGAATGATGGCATCATCAGCAAACGTAAAGTATATGCACGTATTTGGAGATACGATGCGTTGCATGATGAAGGATATGGCATCCAAGCACCCAGAGTTGGCACAAGAGTATCTTGATAAGCTTTGCGCTATCAGGTGGAAGAACTATCTTACCAAGAAGGAGGCTTCTGAGATTGTAAACGGTATGAATCCACCAGTAACCTGGGATATGCAGACATGGATCAATGCTATGACCGGTCTCGGACTTGCAACAGAGGAGAAACCTTATTACAACGATTACGCTTTGTACGTTGCGATGAATCAGGTTGTAAGCGACCACGGATGCACCATTGCTAAGATACTCGGCAAGGAAGATGTTAAGGACATTGATACAGAACATCTGGTTAAGTATGCCCACAACCTTGCACTCGATTTGTTGAAAGACAAGGATGGTGTATACAACATCAGAGAGTATTTTCTGAAGTAACATCAAAAATATACGGTTATGAAAAAGGTATTCGAAGACATTATAGCTAGCAATGATATGCAGGCTATCAAGAACTGTGTTACGATCATGGCAGATTGTTGTGAAGTCGGAATGAATGACAGCGTAATGCTTGATGTGATGAAGCAGGTCCAGGGAGAGATTGGCGCGTGTCATTATAACGAAGAGATGGCAGATATGCATCTTTGTCTCATAGGCCAGCTTCACACTAAAGATGTAGCCAAGGACTATTGGCATGAGGTCAAGAACGACAACATCAATCTCGAAGACTGGTGCGTTCTTTGGGGCGAAATGGTAAAGCGTAACGACGCAAAGATAAAGAAATGGTTTCCGAAGATCAACACGTACAACTACGAGCAAAAGATTTTCGATGAATGTATTTCCTTCCTGGAAAGTGGCAGACTTCCATATTACGACTTGAATGTCTAAAGTTTTTGGTTATTCTGAATGAAGTTTCGGTTTTTTTTGCTATCTTTGCAGAAAGAGACCGAAACTTTATTTTTATTAATTATTCAGGATAACAGATTATGACAAATTTATTAGATTCTTCACAGATTAGGCAGATAGTGGTTACAATTTTCTCTGCTATACTTGCCTTTGCAACGCCAACGGAAGGCTTCATACTGGCGTTGGTTATCGCTTTCGGCTTTAATATTTTTTGCGGTATGAGGGCAGATGGCGTAAGTATTGTGCGATGCAAAAACTTTTCTGCATCGAAGTTTAAGGATGCTCTTTTGGAAATGCTCTTATACATCGTAATAGTGTATGTCATGTATGGAATCATGGTAAGCTGCAACGACAATACAGAAGCATTATTCGTGATTAAGATGCTTACATACATTTTCTGCTATGTGTATCTATGCAACGCGTTCAAAAACCTCATCAAGGCATACCCTAAGAATGTAGCATTCAGAGTTATTTACTACATTTTGAGATTCGAGTTTGCAAAGGCATTGCCTAGTTATTGGAAACCGATATTGGAGAGATTGAATCAGGAGTTTGATAAAAAAGAGGAGGAAAACAAAAATGGAAGTACTAATTGATAGAGCTTGGAAAAAGGATGGCTATACTATTAGCCGTCTGTACGTGAATGGAAATTTGTTCGGATGCAATACTCTTGAAGATACAGACAGAGGATTGAATCAAAAAATGGATTTGAACGAAATCAAAAACAAAAAGGTATATGGGCAGACTGCAATACCAATCGGCAGCTATGAATGTGTATATACATACTCTAACAGATTCAAGAAGATGTTACCATTATTAAAGGGTGTGCCAGGGTTCGATGGTATTCGTATTCATTCCGGTAACTCTGCAAAAGATACAGAGGGGTGCATTCTTTGTGGAAAGAATGATAAGAAAGGTTGGGTTAGCGATTCTCGATTTTGGACAAACAAGCTCATTCAGACTATGAAGACAGCTTGGGATAAAAAGGAAAAAGTAACGATTGTAATTCAGTAGCTTATGAAACTGATTGATAAGATAACAAAGGTTGTAATTACCATTGCAGTAGCGATGCTGATTCTATCAATGTTCTGTAGATGTAAGACGAAAGAACGTGTGATAGAAAAACAGACATACATCACTGATAAACGTAATGAGGCTAAGTGGGATTCACTCTTCAATGCAAGACTTATTAAAGAGTTGGAATCATATAAAGTATCGCACAAGGAATCCGTGAAGTCAACTACCAAGAAAAAGACGCATATCAAAGATAGTACAGCATCCAAGTATGATGCCAATGGTAACAAAGTCGGCGAAGACAGATTCCACTACGAATATCACGAAATATCGCAAGAGGACGTGCAGATACTAAGAGACAGTATTTCGAGCCTCAAGGAATACAAGGATAGTGCTGCGATATATCATAGCAAGTGCGACTCCTTAATCTCAACGATAAGCGAAATATCGAAAGATAAAGTATATGTAGAGAAACAACTATCAAGAACTGACAGGGCATTTTTGAATATAGGTAAGATAGCTTCAGTTTGTCTTTTCATAGGCATTCTCGCATTTTTAGGTTGGATATACTGGAAATTAAAGCTACACAAACGTTCTTAGTTTTTTCTAATGTTTTTATTTGGTTATTGATTTATAAACAAAAAGGGGTGACCGCACGCGATGTGTAGCCACCCCTATACATATAGATAATGCACAGAAATTATTCTTCAGCTCCCTGGAGGAACTTGATACCATACTTCGTCTCGTAGTGTTTCTGCTGATCTTCACTCAGCATCTTGGTTTCGCTGTCGTAGAACACGGTAAGCAGCTCTCCGTAATCTTTGTCGTAGAAGTAGTTGTATTTATTGCAGAGATAGTTCCTTGCACAGAGACATCTGCTTGGAATGGTCTTGAACTTGCGTTGTGTCTTCTGTTTAATTCCGTTCGCTGCTCTGTACCTGTCAAGCCTAAGCGTCTTTTTTAGAGATTCAGAACGTTTAGCTATTACCTCAGGTCTTACTATTGCCTGAGCACATTTCAACCGAAGTCTTTCTTCCGTTTCCTGGGTATGAGTAACGCCTAGTGACTTTGCTATGCTTGTTACACATGACTTTGTTATTCCAAGCTCTTTGGAAATTTCGGAAGAAGAGTAATCCGGATACAGCTTACGGACAGATTCCCTGATCTTCTCTCTTTGCTCTTTTCTTGCGTCCTTGAACGAATCCCCATGCAGCCTATGTAGCCACCAGTAAACAGTCTGTACTGCGCAACCGAAGCTCTTGGCCATTGCGTAAGGAGATTCGTAAGGGTGTTCCTTTATATATGTTTTCTGTTCATCTGTGATGTTCATGTATTTTCACAAACTTTTTTTTTATAAGCATAAGCTATCTATCTAAAATCACCACTACCATCAATCTTGCCTCTCTCCTTTCGGGAAGCAAGCTTATCAAGATTTTCCTGGCAGATAGAATTTGCATTCCATCCAAATACCGAACATATTCCGTTCAGTTGCCAAAAGCAATCTCCGAGCTCGGCACGAATTGCCTTGATCTCCTCCTCCGTTACATCCTCGTGAACCACCAGCTTACTATTCTCGATATGAGCCTTTCCTTTTCGGATAAGTTTACCAATCTTCGAAGTAAACTCTCCAAGTTCACCCATAAGATTAAGAGTCATGTAGCTAAAGTTCTCACAACTAGGCATACAAGTAGTCATTGCAGCCTTCTGATACTCATTAAGTGTCAATTCTTTATTTTCCATTTAAATATTTAAAGTTTAAAATTCATGTTCACTACACACTTGGTCGCAAGATGATTCATGCTCGTTATTACTGCACCATCCTACGCCGTAAACGTCTTCGTTATCAAACCAATGACAGTTACCGCAACATAATTTGTTTTCCATATTACTAATGTTTTATCACTTCCAAATACTTCAATTTTGCGAATCGGTATGAGTGATATATGCCACAAAGATTTTTCACTTTTGAAGTGAAGCACAGAATGCAGCCTGTATAATCATCAAATCCTAAGATAATATACTTTTCCTCTACATAACCTGCTACGTATGCCCCGATGTCCTTACCTTTATAAAGAACTCGCTCACCCATATGAGCATTGAAAAATTCCTCGTTTGTCATACGCTACTTGAATTTAATGATAAAAAACTCGGTATCAAGCCACTTGTCGGGGCATAAGCCTTTTTTAGGCTTGCCAATGGTGATACTCTCAATCTCCTTTTCGATACGTGGACTATCCTTGCGGTAGCCGTTGATGAAGAGGACGTGGGTATATTGTTTTAACACAATTCTCTGTGCGTCAATATATTTTTTAAGTAAATCAGTTCGCCCTGCCAAAGCCAATGCAAGATGTCGCACATCAACAATATTGCTATTGTTTTGAAGTAATCGTGCTACCCAATATGGCTTAATCTCCCGATACTCCTCTGTCTTATCGCCAGATAAGATACGAGAAAACCATTCTTTGTTTATGGTAAGTTTTAATATCTTTTTCATATTATTCATTTTTTAAATTTCCAACAATATCCACCAGATGTTTTTCTTAGACCATGACAGCATTCTCTAATATGAGAACTTGCTATTCCTGTGATTCTATACGCTTCTTCCGCATTTTCATATTCCACTAAGAATCCACCAGTTTTACTGTATTGTAATACGGGTTTAGAAAACCTATTATCTTTACCCTTTTTGCCGTACAAATGACTCTTTGCTCCCAAATGTGCGTTTCGCTTTTTTAGTTTTGTCTCTAAACTATCTTTTCTACCAGTTAGTGAAGCTGTTATACGTAGTTTATGTAACGGCATATTACAATTTTCTTCTGGTGTCACCCACTCTAAGTTTTCTAAGGAATCATTAGTCCGAGACTCGTCTTTATGACCAACTTGTGTTTTATTCTCAGGGTTAGGAATAAACGCTTCTGCTACCAATCTATGCACACGTTTAGATTTCGCCTTCCCATTCTTGCAAAGTGACACACACCAATAACCAGAATCATTTAGACTCTTGTACAACAAGCGTTCCTTGAACTTACCTCTTGGTGTAACCCTTTTTACCCTGCTGATATTACTAATAAAATATAGACCTTCATAACCTTTTATGGGCTTCCAAATTTCACCTTGTATAAAATCTACTTCTGTTCCTTTTATCATAATATAACTATACAATCATATCGAACCATTGCTTACTGACGGTGAGGGTCAATATTTTCTTTTCCATACGCTACTTCTTTTTATGACAATGGCAGCTCTCTGCGTGGATAATAACATAAGCTCCATGTTCCCTGCCCACAAACAAGTAGTCATGCCCTTTCTTGGTGAATATTTTTATATTAAACTCTTCTTTTTCGTGTGGAGTTCCTAAGCTGAAAGAAATCCTAAAACCAATTACCCCTATTATGAAAATCAAAAAGAGCAAACCGTATGACTTGGCTAAGTCTAAAATCTTACTCTTCATACGTTAGTCCTCCTTATCGAATTTATTGCCAACAACATAAGCTTCTAATAAATTAACAAATGGCTCGTAATTGTCAACTTTATCTAAACTCTTGAAGGCAAACGCTCCTTCTTCTTCAATATAAACTACCTCATAGAGATTGTCTATACATAAAAGGTCATAACTGTCATGCACTATATCACCTTCCCAAATTTCTTTGCCCTCGCAATCTTTCAGTCCTGTGGACTGACAAACAGTATCTGTATCAACTTCTCTCTTGTTACAGATAGAATCCTCATACCATTCAATAAATGTTCCGAAAGGCGTCTTTACCAGAGAACCTTTCACCCATTTACCATCACTCAGTTTCTTTGCTTTAAACAAAATACTTCTCATTTTTATTTAATTTTGTGAGCAGTACTATTAGTATGCTCTATATGTTCATTATTACAACAATATGGATAGAAATATTTATCTACTCCACACATAAGTTCTTCTATAATATCATCGTCACTATCTTTGCACTTAGAGTCAATAGTAACTCTAATATTTACTTCAAATTCTCTTGCCATAACTATTTATTCAATTTCAATTTTTTCAATGTGATATTCACGTGAACCATTTTCTCTACTATAATGGTCTTTTGGTATTTTTGAACGTGCCTTATCTAATGTAGTAAATATTAGTTGTGTTGGCTCATCTTCGCCTTCACAGAAACCGCCACTAACATAAGTACGTTTACACCAAATCTGATATAATATCATACGTTAGTTCTCCACTTTTACGCCAAATGGAGCTCCATCATCAAATGTACATGACTCCATTCTGTATTTAAAATCAAAACAAAAATTTGAATCTGGACTTGAACCAATTAAATTAATTCCATCAGAGATAGAAGATATTTGAATCGGATGTCCATCTTTTTTATCCTTCAAGATTGAAAACGGCTTATGCTTACGCATTTCAGTCCAGCACTCTATAGCATCCTTGAAAGGACGGTACTCAGACTCAGGTTCTAGATTTGGCTTAATGCGATACTCTTTATTGTCATTAAACTCTATAACCTTTGTTTCTACCCATTCATTCGGAACGTTCTCATCTTCTATGGCACTTGGTTTGGTTCTACACTCAATTACCCTTCCTTCAGCATAAGCTTGCAGAATAGGATAAAATTCTTTAGCTTGATTTCTGTTCATAACTTAGTCCTCTTCCTGTCTTGAAAAATCTCTTTAATGACTTAACCCTTCCCAAATTAGAGACTTGATAGAAACCTTTATATTCAGGAATATCTTTCCAAATTTCATTTGGTAAGTCATCTATAGAAAGGATTTTCACTATGTTAATCTTTTCTTCCATATTACTTTACTCTTTTAAATTGAACAGCCTTTCCGTCTTTTCTAGTGCTTGCGCTACAGTCAAAATCTCCGCAAACATTCTCATAGATATTGTTACATATCTCATCGAAAAAACAGCCATTACATTGTTCTTTCTCTGTCTCAACCACCTTCAATGTGACCTCTGCGCCAATAGGTAAATCTTCCATAAGCTATTGTTTTTTACGTTTTAATTCTTCCAAGTCGTGTTTCAAACGCTTATGAAAGCTATCTTCGCCATCATCGCCACTAAGTAACCAGTCAATGCGCTGTGCGTAAACCTCGGCTTTCTTTAGTAGAGCTATACCTTTCTTGAACTCCTTGATGGTTTCCTTAGAATACTCGCTACGGTTTGGTATCGTATGATAATGCTTACGAACGTATTCTTTCTCGGAATCCTCTAACCAATGATCTTCAATATACCGATTTACGTCAAATTCATCATCAAGAGAATGTCCGTAGATTTCATCCTCTATTTCCGTGTATATGTCAGCAATTCTGTACTGAGCATAATCAAATGCGCCTCCACTCATACTATTCCGTTCTTTTTAGTTTAAGTTGTCTCATTTTTGCCTTTACTGCACCAACAGATCGTCCTAGAGCCTTTGCAAGTTCTTCATCAGGCATTTTATCGAAGTTACGTGACAGGAAGTTAACCTGGATGCCATTCCAAGGTAGGAATGCGTTGTTTTGGTGTTCTTCACCATGATAGTCAACGCCATTAAGCTTCAGTCCTTCGTCGGCAGCGTTGTCTATCCTTTCCGGATTGCATACCTTCATTGCAACCACCTGCAAAGCCCTGTAAATCTGACCGCCTTCCTTGAAGTATTCAGCATCCTTGTCCGGTATGAGAATCCTGGCAACCTCTCTCATCGAGGCATACATGCCATACATAGACTGTATGAATTCTCCGCAAGGTCTTATGCTGCCGGAACTGATGCCACGTTCACTCATAACGTCATCAAACTTCGTACACATATCGTGCAGCATGATTGACAGGTTGTAGGCTACGCATGCATACGCCTGAAGCTTGTGTTCCTTGATGTTGTTCTTCAAGAGTATGTTGTCGGTCGTGTAGAAGAGTCTCTGTATATCAATCTTCAGGTCTTCCTCCATGCTGTCTGTAATATCAAGCCAGAGTTCATACTGCGAAATCTCGGTAGTATACTTCTTGAATATACCTATAAGAGTCTCAGAACGGGAGAATGCCTCCTTTATGCGATACTTAAGTTCATGCTTAAACAGGTCCTTCCTATCACTGAGATTGTCGTGCAAATCTTTGATTGCCGTCTGCGTGATTGTAGCGAGAGAACCGATAATGAGGTAATAGAGCGAAGTGATATGGTCTACGGTTTCCCTGTCAGGCTCCTTGTAGTTGATGAAGAATGCCCCTTTCGGTGTGAAATTATATGCCGACATCCCTACACCTCCTTCTCTACTGCCAATGCGCAACTGAAACAGAAGACCATCAGAAGCGAAAGGAAAATGTGTTCGACCATAAAGCAGATGAACCCGTAACCTGCGATAATTGCTGCGATGATAAGCAGGATCATCACTATTGTATGTTTGTATCTCTTCATATTTACTTTGATTTAATGTTTCCGTATGCAGCCACATAGCTATCAAGCTGCTGTGTTGCGTGAACTAGTTTTTGATTGTAGTTATCTCGCTCTGCCCTTGCTTTAGAGATAAAGATAAAGCTGACGATAAATGAGATTACTACCGTTACCACGATGAACAACCAAGGCTGCTTGTGAACTGCCTTATTGATTGCTCTTCCTATATTTCTCAGGATAACCAAAGAATAAACACCTATGAACACTACCGCCTGCTTGGTGGTTGCGTTAGTAACTTCTGCGATTTTACCTTTGCTTTCTACCATAATCAACTAATTTAAAAATATTGGTAATCTTCTGAAAATCTCATTATCAGGAGTTTTAAACTCCTTATCCCATGTTCTGTAAAGAACATTGAGATTCAGTTTCTTGGCGATGTATTTATAATTATTCTCAAACAAGTCAACATGCTCTTTGAAAACATATAGACGATTACTCTTCCTTGTACGGATGCTTTCTCTTATGTCTTCACGAAGATGTGCCGATGCGTATTTAAGCTGTTCCCAATCTCCCTTTGTCTTTGGCGCAAAGTTGATGCCATCCAAAAAATTATATCCAAAGTTGTTGATGTTAAACACAAATGCGCTACCAGATGTATAAACGTATACATTTTCGACATTTGGAAATTGTTTTTTAAGGTTTAAAGCAAATCTATCGATGTTAATATTGCTCATAAACGGCTCGCCACCAGTAATACAAACGGTATGAACTGTTTTCATTTCTTCTACTGTAGCTACAGGAATTTTGTCTATATCGTACATTTTATTACAACATAGATTGCATTTGTGGTCACAGTTATCAAGAATCATCAAATGCATGATTTCTGGTTTCACTTTTCTTTCTGCCATAATTCTAAAATTATTTGGATCGGTTGCACCAGTTATCGGTAGATTGCCAACAACCGGCTAACCATATTTCTTTTGGTGTCGCATTAGGATGCTCACTGAGCCATTCCTCTGCCATTTTACTTACGTCCGCCATTTTCGTCTCGTTTTGATTCTTTTTCAAGTTTTCTTTTTAGCTTTTCAAGAGGTGACTTTTCAATATCAACACCCTTTAAGCGGCAATGCTCTTCATAAGAAATTGCTTTTCTTCTAGATTCCTCATCTTCTTTCTTTTGTTTCTCAGCTAACTTCTGAGAATCAATTTCGGCTCTCTTTTCGTAAAGCTTACACATGTATTTTTCGAGAGCAATAAAAAGTTTTTGAGGATTCACTGTCTTTCCTACATAGATTTCGCCATACTCACCCATAGAAAACTCGTAGAAGAATCTAGTAAGTTCACTAGGCGTAAGGTGATAGTATTCTTGCCTAATACGCTGCGCCATCGCTTTGAACTGATAAGGAGTAGTCGAATCAATAGCACCAATAACCATAAACAAGTCAATAAGCATTATCTTAATCCAAAACTCGCTTGCGCCATCTTTGAAGTACTTATCAATACTAACTAACGACATACCGCCTCTAGCTACAGAATCATATACAGATGTAATTGCATCTGTTCGATTTTGCAAGGTAGGATATTTGTCCAGGAATAGCGCATATTGTCCACCGTATTTTTCCACCGCTTGCTTGCATTCAGTCGGCAAGGATTGAATTAATCTTGTTGAAAGTTCGTTGCTGTTGTTCATAACTATTTGCGTAATTGTTTTTAGGAGCGAACAACCCGGTGTAGTTGTTGCCCATGGAATACTCAACGATAACCTTTGCGTATTCTGGATTTCCGCTCGATAACTGTAGGAGTTTCTTTTTAAGAGCTTCTAACCCTCGTGGCTTGTAAGTCTGACGTTTTTCTTTCTTGTATGCAAGCCACATTTCAAGAGCTTCTTTGCAAGGATAAATCTCCTCCTGAGGCTTAACTTCTTCGACTTCGATAGCTTCCATCTGTTGCTCTTCTTCCTCAAAGTCTGATAAATCTTTGCCTAACGAGAACGCAGCGCCCATGCAAAAGATTTTCTGCTTTTCCAGGTTATTCGGGAAAAGCTCACTTGACTTCTGTCTTATTTCTTTAGGTAACATCATTGTTTATAAATATTGTTTGGAATTCTGAATATCATGTTCGATGTGCAGAAGCGCGATGTACTCCTCAGAAGAAGGAATATATATGCCGGCTATGTTGCTAGACCAGTTTCTGAAACGTTCGATAGCCTCAGACAGCTCTTCTTTCGTAAGCTTTGCGGTCGATATTACGTATTCCCTGTCTGTTCCGAGCAGATCATCGTGCTTTTGTCGCACAAACAAGTCTCTATTAACAATCCTCTTGAAGTAACAGGTCTTGACTTCATCTAGAGTGTTGCCGGTCTGCAATCCGAAGTAAGCGAGTATCGTGTGAAGGTACTTCAACTGTTGAAGCGTTTTCGCCTTCTTTTCCACGACCTCTACCATACTCTGCTTCTCAATCAGCTTCTCTATCTTCAGTCTGAGATTCTGCACTTCAAGAGTATTCTTGGTATTATACATCATACTATTTCAGCATTGAATGTATCTTTAATCAGATTCAGCTTGCCAGTAAGGCTAAAACGGGAGTTGATCAGATTGTCCTGCCGGTGCTCCTGGCTGCTGTGCCGGTGGAAACGGATTGTTTGGATTCATCGGGTTTGGTGCTCCGGCCATAGCTGCTTGTTGCGCTGCTTGTGCTGTCTGGGCGCCAGTCTGAGGATTCATATTGTAGCCGCCCTGCATAGGAGCCTGCTGACCGCTCTGACGAACGACCTGCCAAGCATTCACTGAGTTCCACCATTTTCCATTAAACTCACGCGCGTTGATATCAAATGATACTGTCACTTCCTCGCCAACCTGCAAGTTGAACTCTGTTATCTTGTCACCAAGTACATCAAAAGCAACCCTCTTAGGGTACTGCTCGTGTGTTTCGATGACCGCAGTTTGTGAACTCCATTGTGTTCCCCTAGCAGATGTTCCGCTTTTTGTCGGCAACACCGCTATAATTTTTCCTGTTATTTCTGCCATTTAATTATTTATGATTTCGTTAATAAAATCGTTTGCGAGTATTACTCTGTCTTCCATCAGCTTGATATCATCCTCTACTCTGTCTATCTCAGCCCAGTGAATAGGCTTTGACAGCCAAGGACAATATACGATGAATATTCCACCTTTGGCGCCGGTACAGCTCATCTCAGCCATCATCTGCCAGTAGTACTTCGGCTCGGTTTCTTTGAGAGATGCGGCATCGTGGATGAGAGTTCGGTATTTCATATAAGTATTTATGTTCGGGCATTTGACCTCGATGATTTTGAGGTCTTCGCCGTCACGACCATAGATTGCTCCGTCAGGAGAAGCCGCGAAGTAAGGGATTGTATCGTGTTTGCAGGAAGAAAGCTCAGTAATCTCACCTTCAGGGAAGTTCATCTGCATGTAGAGAGCCTTGGCAGCATCCTCCTGATCAGCACCCCACTGCATTGCCTTGGTGTTTACAGATACTTGGTCGATATAATCTTGAAAGATTCCGTCATCATTCAAGAAGGTTGGATTGAACAGACGTTCGCCTGCAACCTGATAAAGATACGATTTAGCTGTATCTGAGAAGACTTCATCTTTCTTACGCCCAGACTTCATAATGTCGGCGATTTTAGAACCTGTCAAAAAACCGACGCGGCTACGGAACCACGAAATCGACCTCTGTTCTACGCCATCGGTAATCATTTCTTTTCCTCCTTCTTGGCAGCATCAGCCTTTGCTGCCTCAGCGGCCATAGCAGCAAGATTCTCCTTCTTCTCGCTCTCGATGTTATCAACATACTCTGGAGCAAAAGCGTCGATATCAAGGTCTTGAATATCAGAAGCATTTGTGTTAACTACTGACTGATCGAATGTGATAGCTCTCTGCATCTCCACAGACTTAGGCGCATATTTAAGGATAGACTTAAGTACTGTCTTCTGTGCCATAGCGTCGAAATCAGACTTCCAAGGAGAATTGTAGCCGGCACGGAATGCCTGAGAGAACTTTGTAGCGTGCGCCTTGACCTTGGCGATATCCCAATATGCAACCTTTGTAAATCCGTTCAGAAGCTCGAATTTTGCCATATATCCGATAATCTTATCAGAAGTTTTCTTCTTCTTATCGAATACATAGTCTTCATCGAACTCATCTCCGGAGACGTATTCTCCTTCATGAACAGGAGCTGCAAGAATCTTCTTGAACTGACCGCTTCGCTGACAGAGCTGCAAGATTCCGAGGTATCCCACCTGAAGTTGACACTGCGAGCCGTAAGGAATAAGATAAGCCTGCCCTAAGGTAGGGATGACCTGTAACTGCATCGTAGCGGCAACCATAGCAGCACCGATGATACTCATTGGCTGAGCCTTTCGCAGCTGCGGATTTCCGTTAGCAACGCTGATAACCGAACTCATGAAGCTATTTGCCATCTGAGGGCTACTCCACACTTCGTTGAGCTTTCCGGCTACAGCAGGTGAGTGCATTAACTCACCAAGCGACATATTGTTTTGTTGTGTCGCAACTTGTGTATTACTCATTTTTTGCTTAAAATTTAAAAATTAATCACTGATACTTCCATTCCCAGTCTTTGCAAACGTAATCTCCATTGTAGCTTGCGTTATGATCAGTACAAATCTGAAGGAAGATACAATCGTAACAACTCCTCTTATAGTGGAGAGCGAATCTACTGTTTGCCATACCGGGAATGATTAATGTATTCTATCTAAATATCTGAAGTAAGTTTCCACCGTCACGCTTTCGCCCTTTTCATTAAGGCGTTCATAATGAAGTGGAACCTTACCGAGTTTTCTACCCTCACCTTCAATGTAGTTGAGGTATGCCGCCTTTCGGGCCAGCTGTACCGACTTGCTTCGTGGAAGTTCCATGATGCACGCATGTACCTTACGCAAGTCAAGTACAGCAAAGGCCATCTTGGCTGGCATTTTTGCTATTCTGTTTCCAACTTCTGTCATTCTTTATTTTCTTTAGACTCAGAAGATGATGGAGCTACATGCTCGAAGACATCCATGACCTTAGTCTCATTGAGGCCTACGATATAATAATCAATAAGTGTTTTCCCCATCACCTCATCAACATAACGAAGCGCACGGGCAAGCGACTTTGCCTGAACGAGGTAATTGACATTACTACGCTTCTCCTTCTCACTCTTTTCATCAATCGTGATGAATTGGAGCTCTGCTGCGTACCATTTGTCATCTTCACTATTGTCAGAGAAGAAGACCTCTTTGAAATTCGCCTCCTTTGTGCTAGGGACGTTCATGTCACCACTAGAATAGACAGCCATTTCTTCGATGATAGAAGCTTCTGCACCTGTACAAGACAGAGCTTCAACGATGTAGCACTCGCTAACGACCTTTTCTGAACCGTCTTCCTGAGTTTTCTGATACTTAATCTTGGTTTCGAACCAAGAACCTGATTTTGATCTCATTGTTATACGAATTAATGTGTTAATACTCGGCGCCAGCGTCCACGCTTGAATTTCTTGTCCGCATGAATTCCGAACAATGTTGGTGTTGTTACGCCATTCATCATAGGAAGCAAATTGTCCTTCTTCAAAATACGTTCGAAATGTGAAGAAGTGACAGGAGCGTGGCAGATGATGTTCTTCTTGACATTATACAGGTTTCCGTACTTTGACACTACACCCATTACACGTCCTCCTCCATTATTTTCAACAACTCACGGATACCTTCAACGCCAGGCGCCTCTCCGTTTTTCACTTTTTCCTTGAGTTCGTCGAGCTTTTTCATCTTAGCGAGGAAAGAGTTCTTCTTGTCCTCAAGCGAATTGAGGCGCTTGGTGATTGCCAGTTCCGGGTTCTCACTGAGAATGATGTCCAATGCGATGCCGGCGAAAAGGTTCGTATTATTCTCCTTCTTGCCCTCATCATCAATCTCGTCGATATCACGAGTAAACTGGTTTTTGCCGTCGATAACCTTCTCGATTTCATTGAACTCAGAAGGATTCTTCGAGATGTCGAATGCTCTGTCAACAAGAGCCTGCTTGTCAATTACTACACTGACGATAATTTTGTCTTTGTCCATAATTTAAAATATTTATAATTTAACTACTAGTCTTCCTGGTCCCAACCAAGGAGATGTGCGACGAATGCGCATGCAGCGAACATAGCTACTGTTGCTATGAGACTATTGATAATAATAACCATATCTTCTTGTTTTATACCTTATTATATTATATAGCAATCGGACGGTGGATAATCAACGATTTTCCACTCATTCTTATTTACCTTGATAGCCTTACGGAATATAACGACAGACTCGCCGTTGTGACGTTTCTTGTTGTGAGCGATAAGTCTTGCTACGACAGCCTTGGTCGTTATCGAGAACTCTCTGAGCTTTGATGTGTAGAGGCTCTTGACATCACATATCACAATCTTATCGCCTTCCCTGTAAACGAAGTCGGCAGTATAGTTGTGACCGTAAAGCAATGACCTTCTCTCGTACTTGACCTTAGTCTTAAGTTGCTTTGGTTTCAGCATCCATACCGGATTGATTGCCGTGATGGTTACCTGTCTGTGTATGCAGCTTATGCCAGGATCATCAAGGATGGTCTGCAAGTACAGATACTCCTCTCTTGAATCGTATTCGTTCCCGTCAGGAGCGTAATACTTCTTTGAACCTACGCGTCCCATGTCTTGCCGGCCTCCGCTCCGGGATTTTTGGAAAGCAGATTGATAGCTTCAGAGCCATATCTCTGCCACATTTTGTTACCCCACTGAACAAGATATTCACCCTTTCGGGCTTCGAGCTTACCATCCGTACATTCCGGTTTAAGGCGAACAGTAATATCCCTTCCGTTCTGTTCTATGCTTTCAACGCATTCCAGGTTCCGAAGAGCATTAATGTTTTCCTTACTGATTCTTATTATGTTTTTAACTTTCATCTATAGTAAAACCTCTCCGTTTAGCCAACCACGCAAGGCAGGAGAGGTGATTGCACGTGGTTATTGTGATATGGAGTAGAAGTCAATGTTAAAGGGAGGAGGAAGAATTGACTCCCTCACTCCCAAAGATAATCAAAAACTAGTAATTTATGGCACTCACAATTAAGTGAGCCACATGCAGGACTCGAACCTACGAACTGTCTGTACCTTAGACCGCTCTGACCAACTGAGCTACTGGGCGACGCATAAGTTAACCAATCAAAATTCTTGAAAAATGAAAGAAAATTGGGAAGAGAGGATGGATTCGCACCATCGACCTCCAAGGAATCTTCCCCTGGCGCTCTACTACTGAGCTACTCTCCTCAGAAATAAAAAATAATCTATTCTAAAATAGATAGACGTACCCTATCTTCTCAGACCCCAGATACGCAAAAAACAATCTTTTCACATATAAACAATTTAGAGCTTAAAAAATAAACATTTGTGGCAGGTACAGAACTCGAATCTGTGACCTCTAGGTCATGAACCTAGCGAGCTACCAACTGCTCCAACCTGCGATGTGTGCAGCCTATCTTCACAGACAGACTGCATTGCCATCATTGTCAATTCAAATTATGTATAAATAAACGTATAAACAAACAAGTAATCAAATAAAATATTTTATGCAAAAACATTTAGAACTTTGGAGATATTGTCGGATTCGAACCAACACTTCCATACGATAAGAACGGTATCTTCAAGTTGTATGACGTGCTTCCGTTTACACTAAATATCTCTTTGTTGTTATTTAATTAAAGTATTGAGAAGTAATCTCTACTTTAAGTAGTGTTTAAGTCTCATTCTTTGACTTAACTCTGTTCAGAGTTAGCTAGACTTCTATATTCGTAATAAACGTTGTACTATCTAATAATAATAATTGAAAATTTGTGCAGGGAGGCGGAATCGAACCGCCACTATCTCACACGATAAGAAGAGGTATCATCTATTGTGCGAGGTGTGCAAGAATACCACTTACACCATACCCTGCTGTTTTATGTATCTAAAACCATGGAACTTTCTGTCGTTTGTGAATGCCACGATATTAATCGTTTCCGTATTCCCGATACAGCTAGCATTGACGTTCCGTATGACACTCCATACATATTATAAATATCTTACACGTAAGATGACAATAATACATACTTCGACTAGAATACTACATAGCAAACGATACAGACCTATATTATGCCCTTTGCTTGTGCTGATGTTTCAGCATAGTTCATCGGTATAGTCTATGTAATATCTGTTACTGACTAGTTTTTCGTATGTCGTGCGTCCTTTTCGCCAGGTCACGGCATCCATTGATGCTCTCCGGCTACTTCTTTTCCACGCATACTATGTTCTGTGCGTCAATATGTCAAAGAACAATTCTTTCATGTCCGTTCATTGAAACTCTCATCTGACGCAAGATTGCGCTGCCCGAACGACCTACTTTATAAGGTATAAGGACTTACCTTTGCGCCGTCAGAGAGGAATTCAACTACTAAACGGAACTAAAAAAAGAGTGTGACTGAGGTGAGGATCGAACTCACGACCCGGTGATTAGGAATCAACCTGCTCTATCCAACTGAGCTACTCAGTCTGATTTGGGGCGAAAGAAGCTAAACGAACAGACATCGCCCCAAAGTATCTACCGCTGTAGATAAAACCCAAATAATTAATAACTAACAATCATACTCTCACGAGCAAATGAAACAAATCTATAACTTTAACCATACCAATATTCATCTTATTTCCAATGCTAGCAGATGATCCTATTCTTTTCTACCATCTTTCGGACATCAGAGACCTTATAGAATATGGTGTTTCGTACCTTATAGTAAGGAAGAACACCCGATTCTCTCAAATCTTTTATGTATTCCTTACTAACACCACCAAGGTATGCCAGGATTGTCTTATTGGTCAGGAATTCCTGGTCTACTTCCTTCAACGAGATGATTTTCTCCACCACGTCGATACCAACCTTTGTGTGATACTTCGGTTCCATAAGACTATATAGTATATTTATCACGTAAGAGTTCAGCAGCTTTTGACAACTTGGTTATGAGAGAAAGAACACCTTTTCGACTTAGCATTATATGTGTAGCTAATCTATCATCCCCTTCCTCGTCGGAATCATTGTCAAATATCTCCAAGCAAACCAAATCTTCACTTATACTAACCGGATTCAGCTTTTCGTCAACAGAAAAGGCCGTTACTGTTGAAACTTGATATTCCGCCTCGTTAAATTCAGAACAACCATTAACCAAATATTGCTCACAGTGATTTTCCTTACGGAACTTATCATTAATTTCTTCTTGTGTCATAACCTTATCTTTTAAAATCCAACTTTTCTTTTCAAATACATTCCACGAAGATGAATCAAGATAGATTCGCCATCACGAAGAAGACCACTTTCAATAGACATTATTATATGACTTTGAAGTCTTTCATACTCTATCTGCTTTTCTTCTTCTCCAAGCTCATTCCTCATCATTCTCTTATGGTCTCCAGCAATGATGTAGTTGATTCCTTTTGCTATATGCTGCATGTAATATGGCATTTTCCTCTTCGGAACAACTTCCGACACAGCCTTTGCTAAGTTCTTGTAGCCTTCACCAGCCAAATCACGATAAAGAAGCATCTTATCTGACATGAACTTAATTACTTGATACTCGAAACGAGGGTTGAGCCACATGGCGAATTTCATAAACAGAACCTTGTTCATCCATGTTCCACCATTATACTTACCTCTTGTTGTCTTCGAGAGTGCCTTTTTTAATTCCGTAAAATCTGCGGATTTAAAACCAAGCTCATTTTCAGCGACTTCGGACATAAACTCAGTAAGATTCGTAATCTTCCAGAAATTGTCCAAATCTCTTTTCTTATCCGGATTTTTCTTGTTCCACTGAGAAAGAAGCTCTGTTGCATTGAACATTTCGCCTTTCGTCTTTTGGGAAACAACAAACTCCCCGATATGTCTAACCATTACTTGAGTTGTTTTCATTTCTTCCACCTCCTATATTAATATTACTTCTCGACCGGAACAGCCTCGATAACCAATGTTTTGTTCTCGAAGTTAGCTTTCGTTTTGTACCTAGCCACACCTTCAGGCGGTTCGGTCTTACCTATCAGCCAAGCGTACTGTCGAGCCGACATGATAGCTTTTGCTGTCTCAAACACAAAAACCTCGATTTTTCCGGGCTTTATGCTTAAAATGTCTGACTTTGTCAACTTTTTCATCTTGCTTTATTTAATATTAACTAAAATAATTTGGAGGGGACGCAGGAAAGTTGTATATTTGCAGTGCTAATGTAAGATACGGCACTTTCGGTCGCATCCGCCTCCGTTTGTGTCGGTATTGCTTTATTGCTTTAACCGGTTCACGAGTGCAAAGGTAACACAAAAAGGCGGACAAAGCAAATCTTTTTCGGATTTTATTCGCCTCATTAACTCATCTTAACTATTCGGCCGGTTTTAGTTACGTATACATAACTAAAAGGTATGAATTATGAATGGAGTTATCGAAAGAGTTAACATTCTCATCAAAGACTTAGGGTTAACACCTAACGCTTTCGCAAAGAAAGTCGGTCTCGGATCATCTAATCTAAGCAGAAAGCTTAAAGGAAGTACGCCTTTCACCGCCAAAGACTACCTCAAGATCAGCGAAGCGTTGGGGATAAGTCGAAATTGGTTAGAAACAGGAGAAGGAAGCCGATATGATGATGTTATAAGAATGTATGATAGAGGCCTAGTTAATATGGCTATCGACAAGTCTGTCGGACAAGTGATTCATGGGAAAGATGCAAAGCCGTTCTACGATGTTGACTTTGCATTAGGGTTCAGTGAGATGTACAATGATACACCGAACACCCCTACGAAGTACATATCTGTCCCAGGTTACGAGAAAACTGATTTCTGGTGCAGAGCTTCGGGGGACAGCATGAAGCCTCTAATAAGTAATGGAGACATCATTGCCTTGAAGGTCATACCTGACTGGACAGAATTTTTGCCTATGAATGAGATTTATGCAATAATGACGAAGAACGACCTAAGGACTGTAAAGGTTATCCGTAGGGGTTCAGACAATGAACATTTCACCCTCCACGCAATCAACGAGGAGTACGAAGACCAGGAAATAAAGAAAGAAGCCATCACCAAGGTTTTCAAGGTACTTGGCTCATTAAAGGCATTATAATAATGAAAGTATATATAGATGTATATAAAGAGGTGAAAGAAGCGTTACCCTGGGCGACAGAAGACATGATTCGGGAATTCGCATACAAGAGTTGGAAGGCCCAAAACCAAAAACAACCAGAAATAAATGTCGAAGCACCCAAAGTCGAATATAAGAAAAGGGAGAAACTTCAACAAAAACTATATCCTATGTCATCCAAGGCTTGCCATGAGTTAGCCAATTCGCACACTACGAGGTTCAAGCTTTGCGAAGGTAGGAAGATTCGGCATAAGTTTATATGTAACCAATGCGGATACGGCAGAAGCTTCGGTTATATAACACCTTATGGGTTGCTTTGCCCTCAATGCGCCGCAAAGAAAGCAGGTGGACGTGGAGCGCCGCATTACATAACAACACCTATGCGGTACTAGAAGAAGTTAAATAACAAAATATACGATT